ACGCGTTTGTAATTTGAGCCGAGCCGAGCCGAGCCGAGCCGATACACGACCAATCTAGTCGGTTAAGAAACCCGGCATTAATCGGCGGACCACGGGGAAAGCGCGGCGGACCACGGGGAAAGCGCATATTAGACCTCGCTAGGCGCGTCACTGACGCGCTTTCCACTATCCGCCTAGGGTGTACCTAGCCGAATAGGGGAAAACGCGCGTAGCAGGCCTGCGGGCCCGCTACACGCGATTTCAACCTAGCTGGTGTAGAGACAGAGTTTATCGCCGAATGGTGGCGTCAGCCTATCCGTATCAGCCTGCGAACCCGTGATTGCCCATAGGACAGGAATGCTAGGGTCTATGCCCCAACTAGTGGTGTGACCATCTGTAACGAAAACTATTGCGGCGTATTCCTGTTCGCTGGCGTAGTCCATTGCGCTGGCAAAGTCCGTTCCGCCACCAGTGCCGTCTTTCAATTCGATGGCTTGGCCTGTCTCATAGCGTTCCGTAGACTTAACCCTAGTGTCTACGTAGACCAGTTCAATTGCATCGCAGGCCATATCGTCTAAAGCCGATTGCGCCTCTTCCAATGCCTGCCGATTTTTGGTCGTGTCCATTGACCCGCTAACGTCAATAAACCAGCCAATCAGGCTTGGCCTTACTGGTTCCTCGCCTTGCCAGATCATGCCGTGGGCCATACCGCGACGTGACAAGCGCGACCATGTGCTTTCGATGCTGCCAAGCTGGTCTATGAAAGCGCGCAACGGCTGTCTCCAATCCACCAACGCAGTGTGACCACGCGTATTCTTTACGCTTTGCAGTTCACTAGGAACGTCTTTACCGCCGAATGTGCCTGCTTTCCTAGCCGCGCCTAATGCCTGATTGACCTTGGTTTCCCATTGTTCGGCCAATTCGGCTTTTTCTTCGCTGGTGTAGTCTGAACCGTCTTCATGAGTTGGTTCTAGCCACTGTCCCGATTGTGGCTGGTGTGGCTTATCCTTGCCTTCCTTGGTGGCTTGTTCGTTCTCTCTACGCAACACGTTAGCTATTTGCTCTGCCGCCATCCCCTGAAAACGCCAATCTAGCAACACGTTTTCAGGAAGCGTCAGACCAGCATTAGTTAAATCCATGTTTTCTTCGTAGTCTGCCGCCATATTCGCCAATTCATGGTCGTTCAAATAGGCAAGCCGCTGTTTATGCCTCATTGCGGGGTGGTCTACTTCATGCGCTAGAACGCCCATGCATTCAGCTTCACTTAGCGTCATGACGTACGGACCGTTGAAATAAATCCTGATGCTATCCGTTGCCATGGTTGGCACGTCAGCTTCACTGTAAATGCACGCGCCACCAGCTTGTACTAGGTCCATTCCTAGGCCGATTATTCCCCAAAATTGCGCGTTCCTATCCTTAAACAGTTTACGCATTGCGCGTTCCACGCGCTTTTGCGGGTTTGTGATTTTAGACCAGAGCATGTTTTCTATTCCCCTAGGATCAAACTGGACCATTCCAGCTTGCTAATGGCCTGTCACGAATGACAGGCCATGATGCAAGCGGGATTAGCCTATGCGGCGTCCCTATCTTCGTCGCGTGTCGCAATCAGGTATTCAACATGTTCGGGCGTTTTCTCAAATGCCTTATCCTTGGCCAACGCGTTATTCCAGAATGCGGCTTGGTAGTTTGCGCCCATGCGCGCCACAAACTTGTTCACAGTAGCGACATTGGTCAACGTCAGCCGTGACACCAGCCCAACGCTAATTGCGAAGTTTACGGACGGTTCGCGTGGTACGGCATAGCCTGCCGGGTCTTTCAATATGTCTGTGATGCTAGGCGCAAGGCGATATGACGCGAGGAACGTCATAAGGTCATGCGCGGCGTTGTCGCCTATGTTCTGCGAGAAGAGACGCCGCAATTGCGCGTCAGCCGGAACCACGGGCATTTTCAGGTAACGGTCGCACCTTGCCAGTGAACGCGGCGTCTTGAACGCAACGGCATCAGACCCGCTTGCGGGGTATTGGTGGATTGCCTCGCTAACGTCACGGTCTTTCATCCCCTTAAGCGCAATAACCGTGGTTTGAACGTACGCGACCAATGCGGCGTCTATTCCCGCGCCAATTGCCCATTCAATCCACGCGTCAACGTCAATGCAGATGTTGAGAATATTCCAGCGATTGGACGCCGCGCGGCTAATCTTTTGAGCATGTGCCTTGTCCACTGCCCGGTTACCAGTGCCGATAATCCGCCAATGATGGTCTGGATTGCTCGTTTCATCAGGGAATACGTAATCCCCTAGTTTGCCTTCCAGCACTAGCTGATTGATTGCCGCCAACGTATCAGGCTTGCCGTCCGTATATTCGTCAAGAAGCAACACACCAACGGGACCGTCACGCTCTACGCGTGGCAACCACCCCGGCTGATATGTATCAATTAAGCCTGTCGCGGTGTTGGGCATCGGCATTGACGTATCATAGCCAAGGAACTGCGAGACGCGCCTGTCAATCAACGGGCATTTGTTAAGACCATAGTCTTGCATTGCCCACGCGTCAGCCACTTGCCGCGCCACGTCAGTCTTGCCAACGCCAACGGCACCAAGGATCAATTGGCGTGAATTGATCGAAAGACCAACGCGCAAGTCATCGAAAGCCTGCTTAAGAGTGATTTCCATAACCGTATTCCCCTAGGTTCTAGACCACCATTGGCTAGGCGATTGACCACGGCGAACCGTGGTCAACTAGCCTAATCAACTAGGCCATAAAGTCTGATACCGCTTCGACCATTGCCTTCGCCTTTGCGACAGTCTCGGACCTAAGCCGGTTATCCGTACGCATTGCCTGCGGTCCCGGCTTAACAAGGTCCGCCATTGCCGCGCACAAGTCCGCAACGCGCTTGTCGCCTGTGAAGTTCAAGCCGGGTATCAGGTCAACCAATTCCGCGACGTTCTCTAATGCGCTGTCGCGGAATGTACCCTTATCCTTGCCCGTCTTATCGGGCTGATACGCGTCAAGTTTTTCGGCAAGCGGGGCAATCACACTGTGAATGCGCTCGAAGATATCCGCCGTTGCCAGTGACACGCGTTCATTCACTTCGCTTGTGATTTGCGAACGTACGCGTGCAATCTCTTCGTCGCCTATGTCGCAACGGAAGTCCGCTTCGTTGGGCAAGCCGAATATTTTTGAATTCCAAGCAAACTTAGCCGCGATGCGGGATGGTTGCGGATAGTCGCTTATTTTGAATAGCCCGCCCAATACGCTTTGCGCGTTGTCGCGGATATCAGGGTACGCGTTGACGAAGATTGGCACGAGCCGTTCGAATTCAGCTTCGTATTGATCCATCCCCCATTCAATCTGTTTGCCGTCTTCATCGAAGATGCCGTCATGATACGGACGGTAGTTGGTGACAGACAGAATGCGCGCGCCTTCCTGCGACCACGGGCTGGTCATGCGCTTATGGAAAGCGCGCGCCTTGCCGACGAGTGTGGCGATTGCGTCCAGCTCATCACTCTTGACCAGCTTTTTCGAAACATGCGCGGCCTTGGCGTCCGTCACGGCATTGTCGGAACGGACCTTATCGCTTTCCGGCTTGTCAATTTTCCTCGCCGTCCATTGTGACGCGTGGAAGTCCGCCAACATGGCAACGGAATGAATGTGAGAGTGATTGGCTAGCATTGGATATCCCCTAGGGTTTGGTGTGAACGGCTTGCGCCGACCGGGTAGAACCGGACCACCAATATGGCATGGCAACAATCAATAAACAAGTGCGCGGAATGGTGAACGCGCTTGCGCCATGCGCCCGCGTAAGTGCATAAACTATGCCAAGTGAAGTCATATTATGACTTTGATGGTATATGAGATAGTTTATGGCTTACGATTTGCCGCCATTTATGAACGGAAAAACGGTTGAGTTGGCACTCTACTTTAACGCGTCCTACGGACATCTATGGAAAGGGTATTGATATCATTGATGAAATTGGACCACGGTTTATGAATTGACGCCATTTTTCTATACATTTATGTACACTTGCCACAATGTGCCCAATGGTTGGGATTGGTGGCGGAATTGAGCCATTCTTACAAATGTGTAACCCTTTACCAGATTGTGAAGTAAACGTATTAAATGCTCCCAAAGGTATCATTTTACATACACTTAAACGCGACCAGCACAATAGGATACATGCGCTAGTAGGACCATTGCCAGTATTGAGTAAATGTACACTTGTTCAAAATGGCGATAAGTAACGCCATTGACCACGGTTATTGAGGTTTCTCAGGTTCAATGCTTTAGCGCCACAAGTATAAAACCATCCTATTCGCAGCACTAGACTCTGGCGAAATCTTCTCGCCTAAGAGACTAGGCTCGAAGAGGATGAATGAAGGAAGGCGCGGCGTCCCCTTAATGGTGGTCAAGAGCCGGTATCCTGCCGGACTAAGCGCAAGCCCCATAGTCCGCGCGCGCCATCCACCTAGCCGCTATTCGCCTATCCCGGTTTCATGGGCGCAAAATTGTAAAGTGATATCCTCGTCTCGCGCATATACGCGCGTACGCGCATGAGACACAAATGTCAAAACGAGACGCGCGTCTCATTTGTCAAACGTGTAACGCGTTACAGGTTTGTAAGGCGACAACGCGTTACGCGCATACATATGCATAACGCGTTCACTGCATAAGTGATAAGACATATGACATAATACGTATGATGACATACACACATAGGGTGTAGGTATAATATACCATGATACGCGTAACATAGAATGATATACCCTAACGCATAGAGTGCATACACCTTGTTGGTGTGTTTACAGTACTGTAAAGTACATATGTGCAACACTATAGTATAAAAGTGTGACAAATATGTCACAGTTTATGAGATTGAGGGGGGTGGGGGGAAAAATTTTTCATTTGACCCGGCGAGCTTGCTCGGAAGGCTTTGTAAACCCCTAAAATTCCACGAAATACAAAACACTCATAAAATACAAAAAATGTAAAAAGTAGGTATAGTACATATTTGTAAAGCTGACACTTTAGTAAAGGTCTGACAAATCCTCATCTGACATTAATGTCTCGCGCGCGGGCGCGTCTATTAGGATTTCTCCCTCTATGACATTTGTGACAATACCGGTGGTGTCAATGAAGCCCTGCGCTCTAGCTTTCGCTTTTTGCAGCGCATCGAGAACCTCACGATCAGCCGTGATCTTATGCTCGACGGTACTATGCTCTCCGTAGGCATCCCTTCTGCGTCTAGCCAGTAGCCATTTGATGTTCGCCGACACCACACCCGCCATCTTGGGATCATTTGTACCATAGATGGGGTGGTCATAAATCTGCGGCAGGGCTTCCGCCATCTGGTCGTAAAGCCTGTCTTCGGCTTCAATCCGCATCTGAGCCAGATGGGGATAACGCTTGCAGTATGTGACGAACGTGTTGTACGACAACCCTTGTTCGTCGCAGGCGACAGTAGGAACCTTTCCGCTTGATATCCTAGTCAAGACAGTGAGTACGTCACTCATGACATCATATGGAACCGTCATCACTTAACTCCTCAATGCGCTTGATTGCCTCATTGATCAAAGCTACCGCATTCTCCGCAAAATCCGTTTGATCCTGCCTGACCCTGATTGCGACCTTCAGTAAATGAAGATGACCTACCAGTTTACGGTCTGACTCGTTAGAGGGCGAATTCGTCATATTCTGTCCTCGCTTGATGCCTCTGCCGCCAATCAAGCCCTATGTCGCGCCGTACGACGTTCACCGCGAATGTCAGCATGAACGCGTCGGCGCGGTCTGGGCTGTGTTCCCCTGTACGGCTCTTATACATTTCCTTGGCTTCGATCTTCAGCTTCTGTTCAAACCGGTCGTAGCCGTAATTCATACCCGTCAACTGTATGAAGAACTCTTCGTCATCGTCTATGCAGCCGCCCGCCACCAGCCATTCCTTGCCATCGTTCCATAGCTCGTCGCGCTTCCGGTAAAACAGTTCGGGCTTTGAACTCATGCTCCCCGGCCAGAACTCGAATACCTTCAGGTGGTAGTTTTCCCTCAGTTGGTCGATGACGCCTTCCCCGCCTCCCGGCGCTTCTACCACGATGGCATCCGGGTGGTTGATCTGGTATTCCTGCACGATGATCTTGCATAGCGCAACGCTACTCAGGTTTTTGAATACCCTTCGTTTCCTCGTTCGTGCGTCTCTACCCTGTCGATATGCAATGACGATTTCGTCTCCCCCGAATCTTGCCACGTCAACCGCCATGATGAGAGCGGCTTGTGGGTCAGGGTGGAGAACACGTGTTTGTGCGTCTCTTGCCAAATCTTTTCCGATAAACTCGTTAAATGCTTGGTGAGGAAACTGTCCATAAACTCGAACTCGGGCTTCATCGCTGTCGGCTCCATACATTTGGATGATGTCGTTCAGGGCGGCTTTATTGGTGTGTGAAACGTCTCGGCTGTCAACGAACTCCAAGTCGTACATTCCTGAATGTTTGTCGAAGCAATCCGCAAACTCGCCGGTCGGCTGGGTTGGGTTTCCGAAGGCCAGAAAGAATACCTCGCCATCAGTTGTCGCTCCCACTGCCGCTTCCCATATCTTAGGATGAATGCCTGACGCTTCGTCAAATACCATAAGAACCGTGCTTTCTGCATTATGTAGCCCTTGGAAGGCTTCCACATTGTCTTCACCCACGGTCATAGCCGTCATCATGTAGTTCTTACGCTCTGCGTCTGGTACTAGGCTTGAGCTGTACGACGTGGCTTGCCAGTTGAACCAGCGCTTAAACAGGAACAGCTTATGCCACTTTGCCAGTTCCGGCCATGTCTTATCTTCTAATTGTTTTTGTGTATTTGCGGTTATGACGCCTCTGGCCATCGCTCTCGTTGCCATAACCCATTGGATAATCCACGCGACCAAGGCTGATTTCCCTACTCCATGGCCGGAGCTTCTGGCGGACCTCCACACCAACGGTTCCAACCCCATCGCTATCCGCTGGTCGTTCTCCCGTACGTGCTTGCCTATCTTTTCCAATAGTCTCTTTTGCCATGGTTCCGGTCCCTTACGCTTTGCCAGTGGATTAACACTTCCGTCCGGTAATAAACCCTCTCCCCAAGGGTACGCGGCTTTCACGAAGCCAAGGGGATCGTCCCTGAAGCTGGCGGCAAAATGGGCGAGTTGGGCGTCCGTCGAGATTTGCATGACAAACCCGTTTGCTGTATGTCGGGCGGAAGCGTATCCAGCCAACGCGTTCGTGACAAGGATACAAACCCCATGGGTGGTCTGTTCGGTGGCGGCGGCTCCAAAAAAGTCGAGAAGAAACCTGTTCCCCCGCCGACGCCTGCGCCACCCGCGCCGACGCTGAAGTCCACGGTCTTGACCATGGCGGAATACCGTGTCGCGGCGAAGCGCAACAAGAGCTACACCAAGTCGGCACTGGGCGGTAGCGCGCCAAACCCCACGAAAAGCTACACAGCGCAATTGTTCAACGCAACAGGGTCGGGGTTTTAAGCTATGGCTGACGGCTCGTACCCCTCGATCAATAGTAAGTCTCTGTCCCGCTTGAACGACGGTGAGCGGCCCAGCCCCAAAGACATAATCATGGCCTACAACGAGGCCAAGTCCATACGGTCGCCCTACGAACAGGATTGGAAGATGAATGCGGCGTTCTGTTTGCCGCGTCACTATTCCGGCTGGACGATGGAGGGACCAGCCAGCGCGAACCCCAACAGCCAATCAGTGAAACGCTATGCGTACGACGCGACGGCAGCGAGAGCTTTGCCTAAGTGGTCAGCTATTCTACGACGCTTGGCAACACCAGACGGTCACAAATGGGAGCGCCTCACTGCAAGCGATCCTTATCTGCGTGAACAGTACAATGTCCGCGCATTTTTTGATGCGCTCACTGATGTCCTGTTCAAACTGCGCTATGATCCACGCGCCATGTTCAGCCAGACAATGGACGAAACGTATCTTGGACTTGGCTGTTATGGGACAGCACCCGTAAGGCTCAAGTGGCGCGACAAGAAATCCTACGACACCCGTGGTGGGCTAGCCTACAAGGCAATGCCCTTGCGCGACATGTTTCCGTTGACAGACGGGGATGGCATCATTGATACGATGTTCGTCAGGCTATGGTATACTGCGCCACAAATTCAAAAGAAGTTTGCGTACGACGCGATACCCACAGCCGTCAGGGCTGAACTCAGCAAGGCAGTCCCGAGCAATACACGCTACTTTGAAATTGTACATGCAGTATTCCCACGTGACATCAAACGGTATGACCCGGAGTCTATCACGGTCAATCGTCACCCGTTCATCGGATGTTTTGTCAGTGTGGAAGACGCTGAGTACATGGGGCCGGAAGACGGCTTCGCGAGCTTTCCGTATCTCGTACCTAGGACGGCGACAGAGCCGGGTGGTTTATTTGGTTTCTCGCCCGCGCAACAGTGCAGCCCCGCCATGGGGTCCGTCAACGCGATGAAAAAATCAATGTTGCGTATCGGTCAGAAGAAGGCCGATCCGACATTGCTGGCGTCAGACGATGGTGTACTCAGTGGGCGGCTGGGGTTGACGCCGGGGTATGTAAACTATGGTGCTATCAACGCACAAGGCCAACCGCTCGTACAGCCGTTGAACGTAGGTGATCTCAATCCCGCCAAGGAAATACTCGCGGATGAACGCGGCGACATCAACGATGCGTTTCTGGTTACGCTATTCCAGATACTCATGGACACGCCAGAAATGACGGCTACGGAAGTCATCGAACGCGTAGCGGAGAAGGCAGCGTTAGCTGCACCGACTATGGGGCGGCTACAGAGCGGTCTACTGGGGCCGGAAGTCGAACGCGTGTTGAGCCTGATGATGGAGTATGCGCCCAACATGCTGCCACCCATGCCCCCTGAACTGATCGAGGCGAAGGGCGAGTATGAGATTATCTACACAAGCCCGTTGGCGAAGGGCTTACACGCAGAGGAAGACGCGGGCTTTCTCTACATGGTTCAGTCAAGCATTGAAGTGGCGACAGCGACGGGTGATCCGTCAGCTTTGGACCACTATAACTTCGATGTCGCGATACCAGAGTTAGCCGAACACCGCTCCGTGCCAACGCGTTGGATGCATACGCCGGAAGAGCTACAGGCACTGAGGGATCAACGCGCACAGGCGCAGAAGGCCCAGCAAGCCGTCGATGCGTCACCGGCCATCGGCAACGTAGTGTCCACGGCGATGAAGCAACAGGGGGCAGCACCGGGTGGTTGATATGACATTGTTTTGGCACGGAACTGGCCCACTGATGTACTACACGGACGGTACGTTGGGCATTGAAGACCTGAACCCTGAAATGAAAACACGTTGGAAAATGACGCGTTGGGAAATGCTCATGTTGGGCGTCAAGTGCGTATGGGCATCAATTCGTGGCTGAGCAAAACCTCGATGCAGTTGACCCGTTCGATCCCGCTGACATTGCCGCAGCGCAGAGCGTTGCGCGCGAGACGCTGGAAACAGAGGTATACAAGCAGCAAGCTATGCTGCGCGCACGGAAGGAAGCCTACATACGTTTATTTTCTGATCATCCTATTGACGGTGATGCTACTGTTGTTCTTGCTGATCTTCGCCGCTTTTGTAGGGGTGGTCAAACTCCATGGGCAGACGACGCGCGCCTACATGCATTGCTTACCGGGCGCAATGAAGTGTTTAATCGCATAAGCCAACACATAAACATGTCGTTTGACGATTTGTGGGAACTACTGAGTGAGGGTAAGTCATGAGTGATACAAGTGGAGCGCCAGCCCCGGCGGCAAACACCAATGGCCAGACTACACCTACAGTACCGTGGGCTGGTGTGCCTGAAGGCCAGATTTGGACTGTCGGCGACAAGCCGTGGTACGAGACGGCTGTACCGGATGGCCCGGCAAAGGAGCTATTCCGCGCCAAGAAATATGCTAACCCGAGCGTTGTTGCTACGTCATATGCTGAGATGGAAAGGATAAACGCATCTCGCGATGACAGCAAGATGATTCGTATACCGGATGAGAACGCCAAGCCGGAAGATTGGAATGCGGTATACGAGAAGCTAGGTAGGCCCAAAGACCCGTCAGGATATAAAGATGTTAAGTGGGGCGACAATGCTGACCCCGGCATGGTGGAATTTGGTAAACAGCTTGCCTTCAAGCTGGGCCTTCCACCAAAGGCAGTGGAAAGCATCATGGTCAGTGAATGGAACGCGTTTATCCAGAAGGCAAACGCAAAGGCAACGGAGACACTTGAACAGACAGGTCAGCAAGCTATGCAACAGCTTAAGACCGACTGGAAAGGTGATTTCGACGCCAACGCCGCAAGAGGTAAACAAGTTATCCAAGCACTTGATAAGGCAGGGTTTGGTGAAGCTGACTTAGCCAGTGTGGAACAACACATTGGCGTACCGGCACTGGCCAAGCTACTGGCAACCATTGGCAAGCTATCAGGAGAGGGTAAGTTCATGGACGGCGGTACAGGTGGTGGCGCAACAGACCCCGCAAACATGACGCCTGAACAGGCGAAGTCCGAAATCACGCGTAGGGTAGCAGACGCTGCGTTCCAGAAGACTTACATGGGCAAGACGGAACCGGGTCACGAGGACGCCGTTAGGCTTATGGAGGGGCTTTACCGCAAAGCAGGCTCGTTGATGGGTGGTGCGGCGGTCTAACCACGGAGACTTAGCATGACATCCCAGAACCAGACGCCTTCGCAGAAGGCGCAGAAGGCGCGTGAGTGGTGGCAGAGCATGTCCAGCGAGCAAAAGAAACAGCTTCAGGGCAAGTTCCAGAACAAGGACGCGCCAACAAGCGACGAGTTGGTGAAGGCGTACGAGGAACAGGGAGATACGACTAGCTAGTCAGCTAGGCGAAGCCCCAAACTGGAGACTAGGCAATGGCCGCAAAGAAGAAGTCAGTGACTGTCAGCGATACGACAGTCGATGCCGGTACGCAGGACGCCGAGAACTGGTGGTACAACATGAACGATACGGAACAGACGCCGTATCGGGACAAGTTCAAGGCTGCGTATGCGCCCACCAGTGAAGAGATCAAAGCCGCCTACGACGAAGCCCACGCCGAGGGTGGCGCGTATGCTGACCCGCGTATCAATCCTCTTGACCCGAATGCACCACAGCCGGATACCCATGCTGGCTTTGCGCCACGCAAGGAAGGCGAGACGCAGGAGGAAGCCGACCGGCGTAGGGAACGGGAAATCAAGGACGCCGAAATCGAACAGCTCGAAATGGGCGACGAACCTCCCGCCATCCACGAAGCCACGCCCGGTGCGTCGGCAACCAACCCGCAGCTTATGTTCAACGATCCGCCAGACGGTGCGCCGCTCTACGACCGGCGTACGCTCCCCCCGATTGGCAACGAGCCGTTCGGGCAGGCTGGCACGATGGTCTACGAGCGCAACGAGCGGGACGACGAAGAGCGCGAGCGGCTGGCGCAACCAAGCGACAAGGAACGCGCCAAGGAGCGCATTGGCTAACGGCTGACGCTGCCGTTGCCCTGCGGCTAGCCCCCGGCGGGCAACGTTGCGACAGCCCGTCCAGTGAGCCTCCCATGGGGCCTACGCTGGACCTTGGGGGTCAGTGCCTGCATCTCACTGACCCCCTTGCCACATCTGGCAAACGCGTTTATAGCGTGATCCCGCAGAGGCCTACTCGGACACCCTCTGTTTCCATGACTTTCGATCAACCCGTCAGCGTGACGATCCACGCGACGTGCGCTGACAAGCCAGATGGAGACAGGGCAGATGCCCGAGACAATCGCCTCCTACAGTATCCCCGAAGCCCATGTGTACATGTTCACGGATAACGTCCGTAACACGATCACACGTGCTGGTGGCTTGATCTATCCATACGTCACGCACGGAAGTTATTCCGGCGAACGCGTACAGGTGGTCAACTTCATTGGTCCCGTCGAGTTTATCGAGCGGGATACCCCATACAGCGACACCAAGCTGACCGAGCTGGAACACACCAGCCGTTGGATCAGCGGCAAGGAATACGACGTGGCAGTCCTGATCGACAGGCTTGACACGTTGAAGATGATCTACGACCCGACCAGCCCGTACGTCGAGCGGTTCCGTCAGGCGCATGAGCGCAAGCGCGACCAGATCATCGTTGACCAGTTCTTCAGCATTGCGAAGACCGGCAAGGACGCCAACGTCGATGCGCCATACAAGGCGTCGAATACGGTAGCAGACGGCGGCACCGGTTTCACCGTCGCCAAGCTGCGGTCACTGCGTAAGCTGATGAAGAAGCGCAATCTCGATATGCGCTCGATGATGCCGTTGATCCTGACCAACGGCGAAGCGATTGACGACCTACTCAGCGAGACGCAAACCACATCGTCCGACTACGCGGCAGTGAAGGCGTTGGTGGGCGGCGAAATCGACAACTTCATGGGGTTCAGGTTCTTGCCCTATGAAGACTACAACGCGCAGGGTATCCCGTTTGTGACGGGATCGTCCACCATACGGCATTCGCCCGTGTGGATACCGGATGGAATGCACTACGGCACTTGGCAGGATTTGGTCATCACGATCAGCAACCGTCCTGACAAGAACAACATCAAGCAAATCCACGGCACGTTCACTGCCGGGGCAACGCGTCTGGAAGAAGACAAGGTGTTCGCCATCGACTGGGTTGAAGGTTAGTTTGTGGCACCGGGCTGTCAGCTAGGCAATCACGCCTAGCTGATGTTTGTTCGACACAAGGAAATGACAAATGGCAATTCAGGTATATGATCCGCTCAGTCAGGCGGCAGGCTTCTTCAAGCGTCCGATTGACGACCACGGTAAACTGCGGACGCACTACAAGAAGTTCGTGGCGGCCATCGTCGGTGACATCGGCAGCACGCTCAAGATCGGCATCCTGCCCCCCGGCGCAGTACGCCTGTGGTATCCGGGGTGTTTCTATACATGCTCCGCATGGGGTGCCGGTGCGTTGCTCAATATTGGCTATGCGGCGTACCGTTCCAAGCAGGACGGGGCAGTAGCCGGTGACGGCATGGAAGCCGCCAGTGCCAACGCGTTGGCTAGTGGCTTGGTGACAGCGGCGGCACTCGGTCGTACCCCGTGGTCAGCCACGCTGATGAAGTGGGACTTCTACTCGCTCGCAGGCGTGAACGTCATCGGCACCGTGGCGGGTGCAGTCATCCCGGCCAACGCCACGCTGGAAGTCTATATGGCGTATATTTACGAGTAAGGACGACGCTACGCAGCTAGTCCAGTAGGGAGCCTCAAGCTATGCCGACCATGAAAGATATCTGTAATCAGGGTTTAGGCAAGCTTGGGGCTTCTCGCGTAAATAACCTGTCACCACCGATAAGCACGCTTGAAGTCAAGTGCGCGAGCGAATACCCCCAGTGGAAAGCCAGCGAGCTTAAGAAGAAACGCTGGGTATTCGCGACTACTCTCTTACGAGTCAGTGCGTTGACGACACAGGTAGCGGCTGACACTGACGGGCGTACGTACCAGTTCCAGAAACCGGGTGATTTTCTTAGGGGCATACGGCCGAAGAATTGCACGTGGGTGGAGCGAGGCCAGTTCTTATACGATTATGGCAACTACATCAATCTTGAATACATCCGCCTTGTGCCAGACAACGAACTGACTGACCCGTGCTTCGTGGACGTACTGGCTGCACGCGTAGCAGTCGAGTGCGCGGAGTTAGCCAGCCAATCGTCGGCGAAGAAGCGCGATGCGCTGTTTTTCCTGAAGGACGCGGAAGACGAAGCTGGGCGGCTGAATGCCTTCGTGCTGGACCCGCATGAGACAGAGGGCGACGACAGGGCATTCACGTGGGATAACGCACGTGCGAACCCATCGTGGAGTGGCATGTAGTGGCGAAGGCTAGCCAATTCCAGAATGTCTTTGAGGGTGAACTCAGCCCACTAGCAGAAGGCAGGACGGACATAGACCGCTACCCACGTGGTATGCGGTATATGTCGAACGTAGTGGCCTGCAAGACAGGACCGGGCATAGGGCGATCTGGCTCGTACTTCGAAGCCAAGTGCATGGACCCGGTTCATGCGTCCAAACTGCTTCCGTTTGAATACAATGACGTTGAGACGCTGGTATTGGAGTTTGGTCACTTCAATCTGCGTTTCCTGTATGAGTACAATGGTGTTGCAGCCAATCAGGAAGCTGCCGTCACGGCAGTGATAAGCACCAACCCCTTCAAGATCACGGCACCGGGACACCTTGTGCTGGTAGGCCAGAGCATCGTCTTCCGTGGCTTTCCTGCCCAGTACAATGTCAACGGGGTGGTTGCCAAGGTCACGGCAGTGGTGGGCAACGATATCACCACGGACTACGTGGCAAACACGGGGCCGGGGCTATCCGGCTCGCCTGTCATGGCCATTGTGTATGAGGTAGTGACACCGTACCACCGTGATGACGTGGTAAACTTGCGTATAGTGCAGGAACTGAACCTTTGCTATCTGTTCTGCTTCAAGTCTGATGGTACTGGCGACTATCAGATGTACATTCTGCGGCGTCTGGATACATTTAATTGGACGCTTGCGCCCATGGTCCTTGAAGATGGGCCATACATGGACGTGAACGTCACCACCACGAAGCTGATACCTGTCGGTAAAGGCTCGTGGGTGCCTGACATGACGGGGCCAGCTACGCCTTCAGGCTTGGCGGTAGCAAGTAGTGAAGTTGTTGGCCATGAGGCGTGGCGTGCGTTTGACGACGATAGTGATACCTATTGGGAAGGTAATGCTTCGCAGGAAGGTTGGCTGGAGTATTCGTTTGAAACCGGGTTTGTGAACGCGTTGCCCCTGTTTACTGGGGCTACGACGGGCGGCATGACCATTGCTACGTCGGCGGCGGTAGCTGGCTTTGAAGGCTGGCGGGCAGCAGACCAGAACCCGGATACCGATTGGCGCTCTGGTGCCGACTTGCCGCAGGAATGGCGCATTGATCTGGGCGCAGCGCATACGGTGATGACGTATGCAATGCGCGCCAGCAAGGACCGGGTGTACTTTGCGCCAGCCGATTGGACGCTTTCAGGATCGAACACAGCGATAACTGGGCCATGGACAGTTGTCGATACGCGTACGGCCTTCAAGTGGGACAGCGGTGAACGCAAGCTGTTTAACTCGCAGACACCAGCCAGTTTCAGGTACTACAGGATCAACGTCACCAAGGTAAACCGTAAGACTACAGTTGTCGTGACCCCGGCTGTGGGGAAGAAAGGCACGAAAGGCTATGTACCGGCGTTCACCACGACAACACGGACCAATAACTACGCGGGCTTCGCGAGTATACAATTCAGCTACGCGTTAGGTACGCCAAAAGCGGTTGACGGCTACACGATCTATCTCGGACGTTATGCCAAGGGCAAGGACGTAACGAACCACGCACCCAAGACGTGGTATTTTGAAGGGTGGGACGGCACGAAGTGGTGGTTGCTAGACGCTCAACAGGGCTATACGAACTGGGACGAGTACAGATCGAGATTTTTTGAGCTACAAAACCGGGAGATATTCTCAAAGTATCGTATCAGGATAAAGAACGTCAGCTTGGCGGGAGACGTGAACCCCCGTATTGGCAGACTGACGCTTTCGTCGCCGAATGCACCGGGCGTGAACTTCACTGCAACAGGTACAATAGGCATAAATGACGATCAGGGCTTTTTGCCAACTGACGTAGGGCGGCAATTACGTATACGAGACGCAGACAACATATGGCGTTGGCTTAAAATTACGTCAGTGCTGACGACGACGCAGATAACGGCGGCAATTGGCACCCCTCAACCGGCTACGGGCAGCGATCCGTTGGTGCTGGACAACCAAGTGAAGTTCTGGCGGCTGGGGTTATGGTCCGACACCACTGGTTGGCCCACGTGCGGGACACTGCACGAAGACAGGTTATTCGTTGGCGGGGCTAGCGGCTTCCCCGACACGGTAGTTGGGTCAAACATAGGTAGGCATGAGAAGTTCACGCACATAAGCTATCGCGACGTGGTGACTGCCTCTCATGCGATGGTCGTACGGTGCAACAGCAAGTTCATGTCACGTATTGTATGGATAAAATCATGCGTCGAGGCACTTCGCATAGGGACGGGAAAAGGCGAATTCGTATTATCGGCACCCGGTGAGGGCGGGCTTAGTGCGTTAAACCTGAGTATACGCCAGACCACCAACCGGGGTGGTGCCGCGCGCGATGCGGTGATGGTCGATAACGACGTGGTGTTTTTGCAGAAGCATGGTAGGTCGCTTTATAGCTTGGCGTTTACGCTGACGGCAACTGGCGCACAAGTTTATAAGTCACAGCTCATGTCGAAGCTGGGTTCCCACTTGCTGGACCCGGAAGTGGTTCAGATCGTGTACCAGCAAGAGCCGCATAGCATCATCTGGGGCAGGCGCGCGGACGACTCCGTTGTGGCCATGACCTACACCAGCGACGAAGACGTGTTTGGCGGCCACAGGCACGACTTTTCGTGCAAGGTGAAAGACCTGTGTACGCTGGAAAGCTCGACAGACCACCAAGACGCGCTGTGGATGGTCGTCATGCGGAACGTGAACGGTCAAGACGTTCACTACATAGAGCGCCTGTACAGGTTCTGGGATTTTGGCGACCAGCTATCGGTCAACGCGACGTTCTTGGACAGCGCGCTACGCTACTACGGTGCGCTAGCCACGGACAAGGTGTACGGTTTGAGGCATATGGAGGGCAAATACCTTGACGTGCTGGCTGACAGGATCGTGTACAAGCACGTTGGGCCAGTAGTCAACGGTATGTTACAGCTTGAACGGACGGCGTTCGATATCGTGGTAGGCTTGCCGGTACTCAGGGAAGGCGAAATCATATCGCCGGAACTCGGCGCGCAGGACGGGACAGCGCAGGGCAAGTCCAAGCGACCGCATAGCGTGGTTCTCAGGATGTGGCAGAGCGCGAGGGGCGAAGTCGGGCGTTGGGACGAAGACCACGGTGAACTGATGTGGACGCCATGCGACTACAACAGCCCGCAGGCGTCGGATGTGCCGGAAATCACGTTGCTGACGTGTTTGACGAAGACCATCGTGCTACCGGGTGGTTATGGGACGCTTGGCACGGTCAGGTTCAGACAGACTGACCCCGTACCCTTCAACGTGGCGGGCATATACCCGCAAGCGTATGTCGAAGACGAGCGATGATCAGGTTCGAACCCTGTCAGGATTGGCATGTCAAGCTGATCGAGGTACAGGACAGTCAGCTTGACGAGAAGCATTGGTCGGAACAGATTGACGTTGACCTTGTGGGCAACTCGTTAGCCCTGTCTTGCTGGATAGACGACAAGTGCGTCGGTGCGGCCGGCATTAGGCCCATTTGGCGTGGTAGAGCCTTCGCTTGGTCGCTTTTAGGTAAGCATTCGGGGCCTGCGCTGCCCGCAATCGCCAAAAAGCTTCGCTTCGTCCTCGCTACCTTCCCCGCAAAGCGCATTGAGATGACCGTACGCGAGAGTTTTGCGCCGGGGTGCCGCCTAGCACTGCTTTTGGGCTTTCAACGCGAGGCGAGGCTCCCAGCGTTCTATCCTGACGGTTCAACCGTGTATTTATTCACGCGTCTAAAGCTCGTTTAGAGGGAAAACGCCCGTGGGCGCGATGATGAGTGTTGTCGGCGGGATTGTGCAGGGCATCGGCGCAATGCAAGCCGGTGAAGCGCAGGCAGCACAGCAAGAAGCGCAGGCAGCACAGGCTGAAGCCGTCGCTGAAAGCCATGACTACAATGTGGCTGTGGACGAACGTAACGTAGGTGTAATTCGCGAACAGACAGCGGCGGCAATAGAGGATCAACAGCTATTAGACGTACGTACGATGGCGACGATACAGGGTTTATACGCGTCTGCGGGGGTGACGAACACGGGGTCGGCCATGGACGTGGAACTGGACGCGTCTAAGTCGATGAAGCTCAATCGCGCGCGTATCGGCTACAAGGGCGCTATATCCATAGTCGAATTACGAGACGACATCGTGCTTGAGAAGATGGCGGCCGCGCAGCAACGAATAGGCGCGCAAGCGTATATGGATCAAGCTGGCGCGTCAAGGACGGCTGGTATGATTAGCATGGTATCAGGTGTATTGGGTGGTATGTCCAGTGCATTCAGCTCAATGTCAAGGACAGCATAAATGGCGACCATACCCGGTCTTCCTCCTCCAACGAGTGCCATGATCGGTGCGCCGCAGTCGCGTGCGCGTGGTGAAAGCTTTGGCTCTGAAGTACCGGCAGGGGCTGAAGGTAACCCAGCTATCGGTCTGGCGTTGCAGGGGCTGGGTGGTGCCATACAGGGTGCTGCTGACGCTGCTGGTGGATATTTTGCCAAGCAACAGGGACAACGGGACGAGGAGATAGGCGCGTCGGTAATAGGCAATAGCTCGTTTCAGGAGCAATACAACAAGAACGTAATAGACAACGAAGCACCAGATGGGTCTGGCTTGGTTGCCACCACGGGTGAGACTTTTGACAAGTATATGAACGATGGACTAGCTGCGGCGGCCAAGCAAGGTATGTCGCAGAGTGGTTTGCGGGATTTGAGAATTAAGTACCTCAATATGAAGAAGGGGTATGTCGATAACTCGGCGGTAGCCGCGACCAAGATGGCGGAAGACCACGCTTTGGCTGACGTGGATAAGGTGATTGCGACACAAGCAAATGACATCACCGCAAATGGTGCCGTAACGCTTGACCAGCATAAGAAGTTAGTGGCTACGGCTGAAGATCGTATTAGAAAAGCCAGTAATATACCAAACAACGAAAAGGAAGACAGAATTACCAAGATGAAGAACGATTATGCCGTTCTTCATTTTAACACGTTGATCAAGGTAGCGAAGACGCCAGAGGATTTTCAGATACTCATTTCCAGCCTGAATATGAAGTACTGGAAGGAGTCGTTCAGCCCGACAGCCTTTCAGGCGGCAGAGAGTGCGCTTGCAGCCAGCGCAAAGGCAATGTCGGAGATTGGTGCGGAGAATGCAGCCAATCCGCACATCAACAACGTACGGGCTGACCCTAAGACGTATAAAAGCGAGCTTGATGCTGGCTTGAAGGAATTAAGGAAGACGTTGGCGGACCAGCCATTGGAGTTGGCGAAGAAAGAAGCTGAATTCAAGTCGGCCATGGCGCGTATGCAGTTTGAGTCGCGTGCGGAACAAGCGACCATAGAAGGGGAGGATTTCAGCAAGGCCAAATCGGTCAAGGACGCCACGGCTGGTATCGAGGCACTTCAGAAGGAGTTGAAAGACCCGAAGTCGGAGTACGTGAAGTCGCTAACTCCAGAGGCTTATGACCAATTAACCCAGAACCTGATCAAACGCAAGGAAGACCTCAAGCGGGATTATCACGCCACGCAAAAAGAGCTTGAGACGCAGCTTAAGGCGTCCATTGAGAAGGTACAGAAGCAAGCTTCAGCCGACATGACCAGCATTCTTCAAAGGCTGGAAAACAATGAAAATGTACGCCGTAGCGAAATGGATGCTTTAGTCGCCGAAGTCAAGACAATTGGTGGTTACAAGCAATTGGACCCTGCGGACGTAAACCGGTATCAAAAGGTCATTGATAAGTATGGGGCCATAAACATAATGGAGAGCGGCGGCGCTCTGAACCAGCAAACGCTGGGTGAGTGGCGGCGACGGGCATTGTGGAATGGTGATGCAGAATTTGAGACGGGGCATGACGGTAGCTACGTCGAGTTCAAGGGAAGTGGCAAGCACGCACCCGGTGCCAACAAGAAAAGGGGTATCGGGCCTGTCGTAGACCCTAAAGACGCCGGAAAAACCTACCGTGATCCTACGACAGGACGTAAGGTGTACCACCACGGTGGTGCCGGTTCCGAGGTCATCCCGAGTTCCAAGGGTAAGGCGATTGTCGTTGCCAGCATCAGGGACGCCACGTCAGTCAAGGGTATGACAGGCAGATCATACCAGATATTGCACGCCATGCAGGATACGGCGCGTGACCACGGGGTGGTGCGTCTCGTCATCGTGGCGGGCAGAGGCACCGGGCATAAGTCGCATGGTTCCGGCACCGAGTGGGACATCGTTGGCTATCAGGCGAATGGACAGGTGTGGACTGCGGCGCAGCGTGCAGCCGTAGCTAGAGACGCGGCGAAGGGCGGGGCCGACAGGTTTGGCCTGTACGAAGGTGGAAGCCACAGAAACTTGTTGCACGTGGGCTACTCGCATGAAGGCTTTGCGGCGGCTGTCTGGGGTGCTGGTGGTTTAACAGGTGGCGCAGCATCACGACGGTTCAGCGATCCCGATAGCCAAGCGTTCGTGAAGGACTTTGGTGGCGGGAGCGGTACGCGTAGCATCGGTGGCGCGGGTGGCGGCGGCGCGGGCAATGCGGGCTACGGTGTTGCCAAACGTAATAACCCCGGAAACCTACGAGTAAGTGGTTTCACGCGCGGGCAAGCAGGCTTTGTGCGCGAAGAAGGTGGGTTTGCTGTATTTGATACGGTAGAACACGGCTTTCAAGCCATGAATAATTTGCTTGATAGTTATGCTAGATCGGGGCAAAACACAATAAGTTCAATTATTAACAAATGGGCACCACCAAGCGAGAATGACACTGCGTCATACATAGCCACCGTAGCTAAGAAGTTGGGTATTGATGCCAACAAGGAGTTAACCCCAGAAGACCGCGCAAACCTTGTCCGCGCAATGACAGAAGTTGAACAAGGTCACGCTGTTGACGGTAGTGTGGACGTAGGTGATGGTAGCGGCATATCAGTTGGCACTGGAGGTGATGGAGACGCGCGTACACGTTCAGACCTTATCGAAGTGCCTGAACCCAATCAGCCACTGACGGCATCACAGCATAACGTCATTGAGGTGATCGACAAAAAAGCGGCGGTAATGGATGCTGCGCTTAAAGACAACCCAATGAAGTATGCGTCAGAGCAATTGCGGATGCCAATCGTGCCTCTGACTGCGGAGGGCGGTTTTACGGAACGTGCCAAGCTTTATGCGGCGGCACAGGCACAGTATGGTACAGCGGCGGCAGACAAGCCACTCCTGCCCGAGGATGTCACTGCGTTGAGCAATCTGTTGGCTAGTAACAATCCCGACCAGATGAACCGGGTGTGGGCTAGCCTCGACACGTGGTCACCACCCATGCAGAAGGCAGCGTACAAGCAGTTGCAACAGACTGACCCGTTTGGCGCGACAGCCGGTAGACTGTATGCAAACGGTAAAAAGGATATTGCGAACACTGCGGTGCAAGGCCACAAGGCGCTCATGGACTTGAAGCTGCAAAACGCTGATGCAGCGTGGGCGACGGACTCCAAGAAATGGTTTGAAGAAAACATGCTCCCCATCATGCGGGGTATAGTGGAACCGGAACTAAGTGCTGGTTTGAAGTCTGTGGCTGACGCAGTGTATGCCGTCAAGTATGGTACGGACAAGGCACTTATTCCTGAAGCGTATCAGCAAGTAATGGAACAGGTGGTTGGACGCAAGTTTGACTTTGTGAATGAAAGTCCAGTAGCCGTACCACCGGGTACAAATGGCCCAGCACTTGAAGCTGCGCTACCAGTTTTGGACATGACAGCCATATCAACCACCCACACAAAGCCACAGGCTGAAGACCACGTGACAGGCGTATTGGCTGACATAACCCCGTATGCTCAGTCGCGTATGCTTCCAATCTGGCTAGGTGACGACTCCTACGCGTTTATGGACCCTGACGGTGGTCTATTGCATACGATTGATAACGAGGGCAACGGGCAGATTTATAAAGCCACGCTGACGGCATCAGTCATCAACGAAGCGGCGGCGCGTGCTGCGGCGGCAGGCGTGGACGTGGAAAGAGCGCCAGATGCGGCACCATCTGGCTTCCGCCCACCGGGGCAGTTGTTTGGTTACCCAGAGGGTTACACAGGCGAGGCACCAGCCGAGCCGCCAGCGACAAGAGCGATAGAGGCACCACCGGCACCGGGCGTGGAGCCACCAGCACCGGGTGTACCCACACCGGCAGAAGCAGTGCGGGGGTCTGCGAGTGGTGAGGCTAGGGTGGGGCGTAGCCAACAGTTCGAAGTTGACCCCGAAGCAAAACGACGGGCTATGGAGCCAAAAGCACCGGGTGCGCCATTAGCCCCTGCAATCGGACTTACGCAGAAAGAAGGACCGTGGACACCCGCAGAAGAGAAAGCCCTTGAAGAGTACGCGGATAACTACAGGGACGTTCTACTGCGGAATGGCGCGAGCAAGGCAGAGGCGGATGTGGCCAGATCGCAATTACTAGACGACATTCGCGCCACTCGTACGACCAAAAAGGCCGTAAGGGAAAAATGACCGATTACCTATTTCCCGTAAGCCCCATGTGGGACAGGCCCCACCCCGACATGTTAAGTCGGTGGGGTGGCGAAGACCCACCTATAGGCTTGGGTGGTGGCATAAGTACCGGCTACGAACGCGCTGTGGCCAACAATCGCTATGCATATCAGCTACGCGTTGGTGACGCACTGGCTGAGAATGACAAGAAGCTACGCGCGGCAGGCTACGATCCACCGGAGTTGGTGGATACAGCGTTCCATATCCCCATCATCGGAAGTTATCTCAGCATCGACAACACCACCGAAGGCACGATGTTTCAGGACATCATGGCTCACGATGGCATGATTGCTGGGCCAGATGAGCGGTATGATCACGCGTCGAAGCGGAGCGCGAAGCTACGCGCCGACATCAAGACAGTCAGCCAGATGATCGAAGATGCCAAGGTCAAGCGACCGGACCTTGGTATCCAGACAATTGACGAAGTTCACAACGGGGTGGTTGCCGACCTTAAGCGTAAGGGTACGTCAGACCCGCGCGCAAGTTGGATGGCGGGCTTGGGCGAATTTGTTGGTGCCATGGGTAACTCGTTCAGCCCGTCAGACCCGTTTGCGGTAGTCAAGGCACCGTTGCTAGCGTTCACGGGCGTGGGGCCTAACGTAGCCATGCGCGTAGTGTCCATGGCGGCGGCACAGGCTGGCGTGGGTCTGGCTGAACGCGCGACGGACCCCACCAATCGACGTGCGATGCTGGGCTTACCGGAAGAGACGACAGGCGACCTGTTACTGGGCGTAGGGGTTGATTTCGCATTTGGCGCGGCGTTCGGTGTACTGGGCGAGGGACTGTCTGGTGCGGCTGGCAGGGAAGCACTGAACAAGTCGTACAGTTGGATGTCCCTGTCGAAGCGTAACGCCAAGAGCGCGCCTCTGCGCGTGCCGGGTCCACCCCCGGAACCACCGGCACCTCCAGCCCCGCCACCTCCCGGTCCTGACCTAGCGGCTCTGGCGGGGCGTCCAGCGGGGCCGGGGCCGTTCCAGAGGCTGGGGGAGGGCGCGCCGGTAGGTCTGCCGGGTCTACCCCGTGGAAAGCTCCCTACGACGCTCCCAGAGCATCTGGCGGAACAGATACCGATCCCCGGCGAGGACGCGGCGGCCGGGGTCAACCGGAGCCTTGACCTGACCGAGGGTGCGGCGATTACCCACGTGCCGCGTCACCACCAGACCGGCACGATCATTCTTAGCAAGTTTACGACCAAGGCGCAGAAGGTCCGTGCCGCCAAGGACATGGACCACGCCGAACAACAGTTGGCAGTGGACGGTGTAGCCCCGCAAGACCTTGTAGGACCGTCACGCGCGTTGGACCGTATGGCAACACGTATGCCTGACGTACGCGTGTGGAATGGTCCCGGTGCAGGCATGACCAAGGACTTGGACCCAGCCACCAAGACGTGGATATCACGGCGCGTGGACGATCAGATAGCCGCAGACCCCGGCACTGATCCGGCCGAATACGCGGCGCGCGAACATGACCCGGAGACGTGGGCGAAAGCGGATAGCGTACTTGAACGATTAAATGCAGCCAAGGCTGAGTTACAGCGTATCACAGGCTTCCACGGGAAGGTAGCGGCAGGCGACAAGACGGCTCTGGACGCCACGATTATGCAGCTTGAGAACGCGCGGATGCGTGCGCGTTCAGCGGGTGGCAGAGCGGCTATCGCAAATCAGTTGGAAGAGACGCTGAGATACCACAAGGAACTCGCGAAAACGCGACCGGGTGGTAAAAGGCCAGAAGCGCCAAAACACCTTGATCAGCAATTCCACGCTGGAAGGGTTATGTTACTTGAAGAGGAATACAAGGCGTTATACCCCGAGATAGAGCGGTCATTTGAACGGTCAAAGGGCGCATACGGTCTGAGTGTACAGGAAGCCGAAGCACTGGAACAGCGTCTGCGGGGTACACACCGGGATTGGATCAATCAGTCGTTCAAGTGGCCGAAGGATGTGAAGCGTCTACGTAAGGACAAGAACCCTTACGAGGTGCAGCTACTGAAGGGGCCGACACAGAAACAACTGTTTGCCGAACGCGAACTGATGCTGGAACAGCTTTCTGACCCGGTAGCGCGAGAAGGCGCTTTGCCCGGTGAAGGCCCAGCGGATGTAGCCATCAGGGTCAACGAAGCAAAGATGAAAGAGGGCGAAGAGAGTACGCCCGCCATGTTTGAGCGCATAGGTAAATTCTTGGAGGATACCGGGTTCATCAAGAGGATAGGCGAGGAAGCGCCAGCCGCGCCCAAGGCGGCATTGCCTGCGGAACGCGTTGCCAAGATAAACGCAGAGTGGATGAAAGACCCCAATATCAACAGCGATTGGCAGCTTAAGCTAACCGGTGAAATCGTAGACATAAAGACCCGGAACGTAATCGGTCGCATAGAGGGTGACCAGCCAGTGGTGCCGCGTATGCCATCAGGTGAAGCATTAGGTAACCTTGCCGTAAGGGATGGTTTCGAGGTTGACGGTAAGAACGTGGATATGGCTACAGCTTGGGCAGACGTGAAGTCCGAAATCGAGTCCTTGAGCATCTTTAACAAGTGTAGCACGGAGCCGTAATGGCCAAGTCAGCAAGCGGTGACAAGTTTCTGGCTTGTCTCCTGAAGAACATGGCGACAGCGCGGTTTGGCCCAGTGCGGATGGATGCCGCCAAGGACGCGTATCTGCGCGCGACTGACGGCTATATTGCGTCAGGTATGGGCTTGAACGATGCCCGTGAAGCGGCCATGAACGAGATTACACGTAAGATCAAAGCCAAGGCGGCGGAGAAGCAAGAGAGGGTCATTGCGACCACCAAGAAGTTGGGGGAAATGCGTGAGCGCCTTACCGAGTCCACAGGATCAGGACCGGGCTTTGGCTGGTTCCAGAGGTCACGGGCGGCACAGGGCTACGATGCGCTGCATGGCACGGTGGAGGACGTATCCCACCTGAAGACGGCACGTCACAACTTCACGGCAGAGAAGGACATAGCACTGGGCAACATGTTCAGCATGTTGCGCGGTGTGATGGACGAGTTCAGCCGGAACTGGCTTGGCTTCAAGCGCGGGCATGTGGAGACAGCCGAAATTATTGACGCGATGCAGGGTGTTGCTGGCAAGAAGAACGTCAGTCAGGTAGCGCGGGATGTGGCGACTGCGTTACAGAAGATATACAAGTACGCAGCAACTGAACTTGGCCTGCACGGTGTACCCCTTGAGCTAGCACTTGATGACGCGGCTATGTTCCAGCCTAAAGCGGCCAAGCTTGAAGCCATGGGCGAGACTGAATTTGTGGCATGGGCGCATACGGTGGTAGATTGGAACAGGTCAGGTAACGGGTTTTTCGTACGGGAAGCTGAACGGGACGCCTTTTTGAAGAGCTATTACTATGCACACGTGAATGAGATGTGGGGTGAAAATAGTTTCGACGTGAACCCCAAGCTTGACGGGATACCACGCCCGTACGAGTTCACGGGTGGTCAATTTGCTCGCGATTTCCAGAATTTTACCATCCTGAAGTTCAAGGATGGCGCGGCTTACGCCGAAGCTCACGCAAAATTGATGGACGGGGATTTTCTCGATACGGCTACGCGTATGGTCGAGAAGATGGGCCATAACATTGCGATGGCGAAGATATGGGGGCCAAGCCCGCAGTACACGGCAGCGGCGTTCAAGAAGATGACCGAGGATGCGGTCAAGGCACTGAAACCCGCGGGTAAGCCCATAAGTAACCTAAACAGGTTGATGGGCCGAATTGATAACATACACGACATAGCGTTTAAGCAGAACCCTTTGGACGGTGAAAGTCGTCTGGGTATGTTTGTGAGTACGACCACCAATCTGATGAATGCCACCATGCTGCATGGTGCGTTGATATCCTCCGTGCCGGGTGATTTCCTGAACATGGTAGCCAACCGGCTGCGTAACCACGAACCCGTGATTGGCGCGATTAGCCAGTATTTCAAGGACTTCATCGGCACCAAGACAGCGCGGCGGGATGCGTTGGCTGTGGGGCATATTTATTCGGAGTTCCTAGGACAGATTACTCACTCAACCCACTACAACAGCGGCTTCGCCATGGGTGAGCATGTCAGCAAGGTGCTTGCTGATAAGACCATGAAGTTGAATTTGATGAACCGTCATTTCGACAGCATGGTTATTGCGGACAACAAGTGGCGTGCATTCAGTTTGTTTGAAAGCAGGCATTTGCCCTACGACGAAGTGCGTGAACGCTTCGTGCTGGAGAACAACGGGATCACACCAGCCGAATGGGACAAGACCCGTAAGGTGATGGATCAGGCACCGTTCCAGCCCGCTGACGGCATCAGCATGTTCAACCCGTTTAACCACATGGACACGCTGGGGAGCGAGCTAGTCCACAAATGGCAACGCCTGTTCTCGAATGAAAGCCACCGCAGTGTGCTGCGTTCCAGCATCGAGGCGCAGGCCATTGCGATGGGCGGCTCACGGTCGCACGAAATCATTGGTGCGTTGCGTAAGTCTACAGTCGCCTTTCAGTCGTACGGCATCACGTTTGGGATGGCGCTAGGCCGTACGCTCATGCACGGCACACCGGGCGAGCGCATGACTGCCTTCGCGCGCATGGGTGTGGCAGGGATCGTCGCCGGGGCAATCGCCGCGCAAGCACGTAACTTGTGGTACGGTAAGACCATGGAGCCTATGGACGATGTAAGCTTTTGGATGAAGGCAATTGCCAACGGAGCCATGGGGCCGTGGGGCGCTCTCGTATCGGGTGGTCTGAGGGCAGACCCGGCTTCCGCAGTGATCAAGGCGGCGGGTGGGCCATACATCCAGATGATTGCTGACCTGTACCAGAATACCGCTGGCTCCGCGTTCCAGTTCCTCGACATGAGCGAGGGTAACAGTGAGTTTCTAGCGAGCAAGAAGGGTGTGCAGGTTCTCGACTTTGTGCGTAAGTACGCGATGCCATCGACGTTCTGGACGAGGATGGCGTTGGAACGTCATGTCATAGAAGGCACGCAAAAGTGGATAGACCCCACTGGCATGAAAACACGGGCTAGGGCGCAGATACGTCGCGCGAAGCAAGTGGGCGCAGAGTTCCGTAAGGGGTACGAACCGGGTTCAGGCACCGGTAGCCTACCGGGTCTGGGAGGCGCGCTATGAGCATATCCGACACAGACGTAGCCCTTGAGTTTACGAATATCGTAGTCAATGTGCCGATAACCGTTGGCATTCATACCAGCGGTGTGGCAGGCGAAATATACGTATGGTATGGCGCGTCCAAGTTCCCGGCTACGCAGGGTGTGGACTACTCAGTAGCGTTCCCACTGGACGGTAGCCTGTTCAACTTCACCATTACGCCTACGGCTTCACTGTTAGCCAAGATAGCCATAAGTGGGCCAAACGTCATCTACGTAGCGCGTCATCTGCCCTACACCACCGATTTCGACTATGACAACGCGTTCGTCAGACAGAAGCTGGTTGACGAGTTTAATCGCACGATCATGCGGTTCCAGCAACTGGACGCCGAACCGGGTGTGCCGGGTCCGCAGGGTCCAGCGGGGCCACAGGGGCCACAGGGTGCGACGGGTGCCGCCAGCACCATACCGGGGCCAACAGGACCGGTAGGACCGACAGGGGCGACGGGCGCGGCAAGCACGGTTCCGGGGCCACAGGGGCCAGTAGGGCCGACAGGTGCGACAGGCGCGGCAAGCGTGGTGCCGGGGCCGACAGGCGCGACAGGCCCGCAGGGGCCGATAGGGCTGACAGGGGCGACGGGTGCCGCCAGCACAGTGCCGGGTCCAGCGGGGCCGACAGGCGCGACAGGCGCGACCGGCGCACAGGGTGCGGCGAGCGTAGTGCCGGGACCGGCAGGACCAACGGGTCCAACAGGGGCAACCGGCGCGACCGGCGCGCAGGGCGCGGCGAGCGTAGTGCCGGGACCGGCAGGGCCGACAGGGCCGACAGGGGCAACGGGCGCACAGGGTGCAGCCAGTACAGTGCCGGGGCCGACAGGCGCGACCGGCGCACAGGGCATTCAAGGCGTAGCTGGACCAACGGGGCCAACGGGCGCAACAGGCCCAGCGGGACCAGTGCCAGAGGCACCGAATGATGCCAACCAGTATGGACGACAAGGTTTAGGCTGGACGGTAATCGTACCCAACCCGGCAGCATCAGCGGCCAACCCGATAATGGATGGCGCAGCCGCACCGGGTGTGGCGGTAACGTGGTCACGTGGTGATCACGTACATCCCACCGATACATCGCGCTATGCAGCTAGTAACCCGTCTGGCTACCAGACGGCAGCGCAAGTCACAGCGGTATTACCAGCGGCGTCAGGTGCCAACCCGGTAATGGATGGTGCGGCAGCACCGGGCGTAGCAGTGACGTACGCACGTGGTGACCACGTACACCCTGTTGATACATCACGCTTGGCTGTCAGTGCAGCATCAGCAACAAACCCGGTTATGGATGGTGCTGCGGCACCCGGCGCGGCAGCAAGCTACTCACGCGGTGACCACGTACACCCTACGGACACTTCTAGAGCGCCGCTTAATGCACCAATATTCACAGGTGATGCTAGAGCGGTCACCCCAGCGGCAAGCGATAGTGATACGAGTATTGCGACGACTGCATTTGTCGATGCCAAGATGCCCGCTGGCGTGGTTCTCCCTTATGCCGGGTCAGCGGCACCGGCTGGCTTTCTACTCTGCCAAGGGCAACTGGTCAGCACAACGACTTACGCCAAACTATTCGCAGTCATTGGTACGGCTTACGGGTCAGGCAGTGGCACCTTTGGCATTCCCGACTTGCGTGGTCGTGTTGTCGCTGGCGTTGATGCAGGGGCGGGCCGGTTGACCACAACTTTAGCCGCAAGCGGCGGCATGGGATCAGTAGCGTTAGCAGGGTCGGGTGGCGAAGACGCGCACACACTGACCGGCGGCGAAGTTCCCGACAATAATTCCGCTAACGATAGAGCGGCCGGAGCCGCAGCGCGTGCCGGGGTAACTCACGTCGGGTCGGCTACGGCGCACAACATCGTCCAACCGACGCTCGTCCTCAATTACATGATCGCAACAGGAGGACCATGACAATGGCCGCGCTTGAGGTTTATGCCGATACGTATCGGGCACTCGGCTACGATCTACCGGCGGCAATTGAGGCATACACACTGGCAATGGCCGAATTTGTCACGACCGAAGACGAGCCAGCACCAGCGGCAGCGAGCCTAGTCGAAGTAATCGTCAGGTATCACGAAGGCCAGTTTGTTATTGTTCCTTCACCGCTGAAGCCCGAGACGCAACCACTACCAAAAGATCCAAAATACTACAAGTCAGCGACGGATAGAGAGGCTGTCGAGGCAGAGGCGTGAGCTACCACCGTGGTATAGCAGCAATCATACTGGCATTCATGCTAGGCGTATTGCTGATTATTATCACGGTGGCAATAGCGTTTGGTGTACAGGTATCCGAAATGACACGCGCGGCCGCAGTGGGTGCGGTAGGCATACTGGTAGGGGCATTGGCCACATATCTGGCAAAGAAATGACGCACTGTATGTGGGCCATGGTATTTCTATCACTTGGCTATCTTGGTGTAGCCTGCTTATGGAGTAAACGACTATGAACAGAGACGCCTACTTCGACGGTGTGAGGCAAAGCCTGTTTGGCGGGGCCATGACCCAGCAACAGGTTGACGGTCAGAGTGTCATCCTTGCGCTATGGGAAGGCGACCAGACAGGCACGCCCATGACCGACATACGGTGGCTGGCGTACATGCTGGCAACCACCTATGTCGAAACAGACCGCAAGATGTGGCCAATCGAGGAGTATGGCAAGGGAAGCGGCAAAGACTACGGCACCACCTACTATGGGCGTGGTTTTGTGCAATTGACGTGGGAAGAAAACTATGACCGGGCCAGTACCATACTCAGCCTGATTGACGACCGTGACCTCGTAGACCACCCGTGGATGGCATTGGACAGCCTGATAGCAGCACGGATCATGTTTAGGGGAATGGCTGAGGGGTGGTTTACCGGCGCAAAGCTAGGTGACTACTTCAATGCCAGCACTGATGACCCGATTGGTGCCAGAGAGATTATCAACGGCCATGACAGGGATAAGGAAATAGCAGGATACCACGCTGAATTCCTGTTGGCCTTACAAGGAGCAATCGCATGATAAGATATGTACTGTGGGCTGTCTTGTTGATCATACCGGGAAACGCGTTAGCCGCGTATTGCCCACCCGGAACCGGCCTTGACCCACTACATCGCTGCGTCTGTGTGACCGGCGAGTTCACCCGGTTTGAACGTATACGGTCAGGTGGACGTGGCTTGTGTTACGGCCTACCCAATCTTGGCGCACTGGTGGGAACCAGTGGCGAAATAGGGTCTGTAGGACCGGGTGATGGCGCACCGGGTGGCATTGGCAATGTACCGGGTGGTGTACCGGGTGGCGGGGGTGGCGGAACTGGTGGGTGTCCCGGCTGTGGGCCAACCCCGACTGATGGCGGCGGGGGCGGACCCGGTACCATAGGCAGCGGCTGTGTTGCCCATGGTGGCAGCGGCAACTGTGGTATAGGGCTGGGGCTGGGCGGCGGCAACGGCACAGGCAATGAGGGCGGGGGCAAAGGCCCGAAAGGCGGGCCAAGTCATCCAACACGCCCACCACACGGGAACAAGTAAATGACAATCACCACCATACTGATCATCATCCTGATCCTGATACTCATCGGCGGTTTACCCACTTGGCCGTATGCCAGAAACTGGGGGTATTACCCGTCGAGCATTGTAGGTGTGATCCTGATCGTGGTGGTGATCCTGCTACTGACAGGTCGTTTGTAATGCCGTTCAAGAAGGTAGGCAGTCACTACGAAAGCCCTACCGGACGCCACTTTACAGCGGCACAGGTCAGGCTGTACTATGCCCACGGTGGTCACTTTCCGGGGGCTAAAAGTGAAAAACGTAAGAAGCATAAGCGTAGGAAGCTTGCTCCTCCTCTTAGCAAGCGTAAGCACGACTGACGCGGCTTCGATGGAGTATTGTCGCCCGTACGCGGCGCAAACCAGCCAGTTGTTGCTGACGTATGCGTGGCAACGCGCCTACACGTACTGTCTCAATCAGGACGAACCGCCCCTCATTCCTGAGACAGCCCAAGGGGCAATCCAAATCATCGTTCCCGCGCCTCTGGACGTGCTGCCAATGTCACGTCCGGTACGCGTTGGTGACGTACCGGCGACGGGACCACCATCAGCCCCCATGGCTGACCCCCCGTCGCCGGTTGCGCCACATTCCAAGGAATGGAACACCTACTGCAAGAAGCACTGGCCTGCATCGTTCAGAGTCAAAGACGGGACCGTGATCCGCTATGGAAGCAAAAATCGAAAGCGAACCCCCTGCCCCGGCCCAGCCTGAAGCTCCCCCGCTTCTCGTTGCCCCGGTAGTCTATCCGCTGGAAGAAGAGATCGTCAGGATTTCCAAGCGGGCAGGCGCTAGACAGGCCACAGCCAAGGCGTTGTGCAAACTCTACGGTCCCAAACCGGGATGCCTCTGTGGGATATACGGTAACTGTCACGCGGGAAAGCTATGGGGCGACATGGCGGCTACGGTGGTCTTGCAGCTTGAGGCAGAGGGGTATCTCAAGCTATAAACGCGTTTGCCACGCGTGCCTGACCTCACCGTGGTCCGCAGGGGCCTCGCTGAGTGGCTTCCTCTCCCCGGCGAGGCTCCCGGCGCTCCGATCGCAAAAAACCTCTCCACGGTCACGGCAGATAATCCGCAGGCCCCTTGTATTCGTCCTCGCCTTCCGGGGTGTTCTCGTTGGGGCGACCGGGCAGGACCAGCGTTGCCGGTGGCGGCGTCTTGAACCCGCTCTGCGGGACTAGGGTCACTTCGTGGCGTTTGCCGTCTGTTTCCAGCATCATCATGTATGAACCACCCCATACGTCTGTGTAGGGGTGCATGGTCGCACCACGATCAAACAGCCTGCGTACCGACTCGTTCAGTGCCTTGGCATCCTGTAGCTTGCCAATATGTTTATAGAGCATAGCTGCGGCTTCAACTACGCTTATTGTCGTCTTACCCGCTTCGGTCATATCGTCGCCAATGTAGTTAACGTACTCGTTAGTCATACGCTGGGAAACCGTTGTGATGTCTACCCTGATTGGCGTCGGGTACAGCCCGCCATTCGATGCCCTGACTATGCGCCGCTCCCACCATGTCGTCTCGCCTGATGGGCCATGGTTCGACTTGCTGACACGTGTCGAGAAGTAGCTTGGATGCCTGCCGTACTTGTCTTGGTCGTCGGGCGTCTGCGGCAGTATGTTCATGACTATGCGCGCGCTTGAGGTCACGCTTCCTGCACCTACGCTGAGGTCAGGACTATCCGGGTCAAGGTCTTTGCGCGTCATAACGTACTTGCCGGTATGGTGGTTGACGATCATTCCGACTGCCAGACGCTGGGCAAACTTGTTGGCAAAGCGCATTGCTTGTGACATCTGGGCGTTGTCGTTCTCGTTGATCCCGGCTAGTACCTTTCGCAACGGGTCAACGATTATAACTTCAGTGCTGGGGCGGCTGTTCTTATAGTCGGTGAAATACTTTTCGGTCGCCTGCGGTATGTGCATGTTCTTGCCGTTCTCGGCTTCAACCAGCGTCAGCATTTCACTTGAATAGTCCATGATGTCCAAGTGATTACGTACTTCATTCCAATCCAGCCCATGCTGGTTGCACGTTACCGCCGCGCGTCCTGATATCTGATTGGCACTGTCTTCCGGGTTATACAGGAGTACGTCAAGAGGTCTTTTGATCTTGTATGGTCCAAAGTCCTTGCCTACGGCCATATGGCAGGCCAAGGCTATGGCAAACACTGATTTACCCACACCACCCGGCCCTACCATCAGCGTCAGATCGTTCGGGACGAGCAACGGATACACCAGCCAATCAATCAGCGGGATCGTATTTTCTTGAAGCAGTTGCTGGGGTGGCTTGGGCGTGAACACATGGCCGTTGGCTGGCGGGCCAAGGGGCTGAACCGGTGGTTCTATGTAGGCAACGTGTTCCAGAAGCTTATCGGGATCACGCGAGCCTGTTTCGCCGATTGCGTAGTCATCCGCGTTCTCGACCTTATGCTGAAGTTCGTCGGCGTCCCATGGCGGCTGGCAACGCGGGTTGAAGTGTTCCAGCATGAGCATGAACACGGTGGCTGTTGTAAGCCCGTAGTCTCGTACGCCCATGCACGCAACGTTGTAAGTGTGGGTGTCGCCATGTTGGCCTTCGATTGCCGGGTCAACACGTTGTAGATACTCAGCATAGAGCGGGATAGCCTTTTCGCTGTCTGCGTGACCGTTGAAACGCTCTTTGCGCGTCTTGACCGGCTTCAGGAGTTCAAGGATACCCGGTGGTATCTCGGCGATCTCCATGTCGATATAGAGTTCGTAGGTGCCGCCGCTTTCCAGCGCAAATGAACCCGGTGCGATGCCGTAGCCGTTCTCGCAGCGTATGTCGATACCCGGTACGATGTCTTGGTCGTTGCGGTACGTCTTGCCTTCAGGGAGACGGTAGTAGGCTTGGTAACCACCTGATGCTGTCTTGACGACTAGCGTGTTCCAATGCCCGCCAATGGCTTCGTAGTTGGCTATGGCTGAACGCTTGAACTGCGCGTCTTTCTTGGTGTCTATGTCTACGATGACTATACCGTTGCCACACAAGACGCCTATGTTGAGGTCTTTTGTACCCCTGATAGGATCACGCCACAGTTGGGCGAGCTTGGTTTCATTGGTGGTTGCCAGTTCTGGGAAGCTTACGTCAGGTACTTTGTAACCCAACGGCATGGGAAAAATGCGTAGGCCGCGTCTGGCCCACATGATGGCTTCCAATAACAGAGCCATGACATATATCAGACAAGTTCGATGAGACGATAGGTGTTTGCCTGTACGCCAACAACAAGTCTGTATTTTGAGCCTTTACGCCGCTCGTTGGAATTCACCCGACCGGGGTATGGCCCCATCCCGCCGCCGCCGACTTCAGTCAGACCCAACGCCCACAGGATGGTGCTGGAGTCAACGTCTATGTTTAGACCTTGACGGAGCATGTACGTGACGAACGCGTCACAGTTCCAGCGAGGGTACTTCACTTCGTGTACCGGTCGCCGTACCATGTCGTCGCGGCCATCGGGAAGTCCGTTGCCCAGCTCGGTAGCTGTGTCAGAAGCCACTGGAAGTACCTTTCGTAATCGCTAGGCTTACTGTACCAGTTTGGCTTTATCAGTGACAGTAGTTCATCATGTACAGTTAGAATAACTGGATAGCCATTTTGTTCAGCACGTACGATAGCCGGTGCTAGGAAGTCTCTGGCTATACCCTGTACTATGTTTTCACACTGGTATCCGCCATACAACGCCTTGCGGACCCATTGCTTTGTGTCACTTAGGCCGTAGAACCGGACGCCACGCCTGCGGTGTGAGACAACTTTGTAACCCAGCCGGAGGAGTTCGTCAAGTTCGTACGGAAACAGACTGTCCACGTCTACATATTGTAGCCCGTCCCAGATTTTTTCTTCCTCTAGTATGCTGACATGCGGTTGGGCATACATCAGCACACGCCCAGATGGCAAGCGGCAGTAGAGGAAATGCGTGTCGGAGTAGTAAGCCGCCTTGCCGCCGTAGACCGGAACCGAGACGCCGGGACGGTCCACAGCCTGTATGGCGGCGTCCTGCAAGTCCCACCACGACTGTACGATCAACGGGTTGCTCTTACGCCAGCCCAGTACGGCTATCTTCACGGCAGTCCAGATGTCTTCTGGCAGATCAAGCCGGTCACGCGCGTGCTTGTGCTTTTTCGCCACGCCATCCCAGACTTCGGCCGGGGTGGTCTGGTAGATCGCCGTAGCCAAGGCCGGGAGTTTGAGAAGATACGTACCCGTTGCCGTGATGAATGCCCCTACACCACCCTGATACCCGCACTGTAGCTCGATGACTTTACCTATCTGCCGCAGGGTCTTGGTGACCAGTGTGGGGTCAATGTTGAAGGCACGGGCATACGCCAGCTTATACAGATCGGGTCCAATACGATTATCATAGTCAAGAAAGGCTTGTATCTTCCACAGTTCACGCGCAAGCCACGCGTTGATCCTGCCTTCGATGTTGCTGAAGTCTCCACCCACAAAAGCATAACCATCAGGCGCGGATATTGTCGAACGTAGCCCCTTCGCCAGCCACGCCAGTGTAGCCATTCCGCCCTGTCTATCGCCATTAGCCAGCTTAGGCGGACCCAGCAACTCGACCAGATCGTACACTTCTGAAAGCGGGCGTGTTTCATCGCGCGTGATCCCCACTACCCACGAAACCAGTGCCGCCTCTTCTTCGTCTGCTACCCTGACATAGTTCTGGGGCTGCACCACCCTGCCTGCCCAACGCATTGTCTGTTGAGCGCCGCCAAACTGTAGCCAGCCGCGTCCTCGCCCATCAACCCCTACGCTGCCCTTGATTGCGCGGTACTTGGCTGTGCTTGTCTTACCGGTGGTCGAACGCAATTCTATGACATCAAACGCGTCATCGTCGCGTATCTGTTCCGCTACGTCCAAGAGCCTCTGCCGGTCGCCCTTCCGCAAACTTGTGGTAGTGACACCATGTGTATTGAGCCATGCTACAATCTTGGCTACCTCGGTAGCCTTATTGACCGCACCATTCGTGAGGTTTGCAATTTCCTCATTGGCTCGTAGCTTGGCATAATCAACAAGTTTAATAGCTCGTCCGACAAATTGCATATCGTGAGGGATACCTCTGTCGTTAATTCGTTGGTCGATATGCCATAGTTCCAACTCGTCAGGCGTAAGTTCAGGCAACACTGCGTTGGCGTGTCGTTCCACATTGACATCTTGATCGCAGTAATCCTCCAACGCGTTGAGCTTATCAGGTTCATCCCACCATATGATCGTACCATCTGGGTTTACCTTACGCGGTTTCGTCATACGCATCATGATGGCGTGACCACCCATGTCTTTCTCGGGCAGGCCCAGCACTCTGGCTAGCTGTTCAAGTTTACCGGGGAGATTACACGCATATGCCCGTATCATCAGATCGGACATTTGTTCAATCTTCATGTCAGGGTAATACGGGTGGTCACGGACGATTGTGTGATTCCAGATGATCCGTTCAAACGGACCATGTGAAACTACACGCTCACCGTTGTCTATGTGCTTACATAAGTCAGTTGGAATTGGCTCTTTCTTATATGGCCGCCATCGCTTGATTGGCCCCTGCCCAATGCAATAGGACGCCACCAATACCTCGGTGGTCTTGTCGGACGCGTAGCGGTAAGCGCCAGCCTTTTTGAGACTGACGCTTGACCGTGTTTCAAAGTCTAGGACTAGATCGTCCATCTTAAATCCAGTCGGGATAGCGATGCCACCCAACTATGAAGTAGGGTCTGTCTTGGGTGGTTCCTTGTAGAGAAATGCTCGTACAGCGCAGTCCTTGGCTTCCAAGAGCTTACGCAACGCCACCGTACGCTCTGCGTTACTGGGCAACGTGTCGCATATGTGTTGTGCCAGCACGCCAAATGGCTTGCTGATTTGCTTCAAGTCATCGCGTAAGTGTTCGTAGCTGAAAAACTGCATCATCCGGTCAGCCATAGACTACTCCTGCGGTTGTCGGCGGGGCCAGAGGTTCGCGTCTGGCCCCGCCGTTTCGGGAGGTGTACTGGTCACATGGTCGCCCATGCCAGCGCACGTCCGAAACTTGTTGGCTACTTGAGCGAAGACAAGTCGTAGGGATCGGCTTCCGTGGTCGTACCCGCCAAGGCCCCGTAGAGTGGATTAGGCGGGGGTGGAGCGACGAAACCACCGGGATAGGTGGGAGCACCCGGAATTACTCCCGGCATCGCTGGCGGGCCTCCCTGCGCTCCGTTCAGCGGGGGCGGCGGAACCAGCCCTTGCATACTGACCTTGGGCGGCTGTACGTTCACCCCGGCGAACACCTGTCGGGGGTCAACGCCGCCACCCGACAAGTTCGTATCCTGCCCTATGATCATAACAGCTTGTAGGCCGAAGCTTACGCCTTTCTTTGGCTGGGGTGGAGACTTACCGTACCCATACGCGTTGCATATGAGAATTGCCCATGCACCGGGGTACACTTTAGACCTGTCGGTGATGGTGTTCTTCATCGTGTCCACGATGGCGGGTTGGAACTTGCTGGTGTGATTGATGTACGTCAGACCGGGCGTAAACCCCTCGAATTTGTGTGCCTTCGTCGCGCAGTCGTGAAATGGGTTCTCCAAGCCTGCGTACTGGTTCATGTGCGGGTTATAGTGGTCCCGAAACATTTCACCACATATTCTGTAGTACTCGGTATAAAACACGTTCATGTCGGTGAACGGGGTATACAGAGCGCACACGGAGTACTTGGGCGTGGCGTTAGGCTGGTTGGTTGGTGCCTTGGGTTCAAACAAGGTGTCGCAAAATGCGAGCCTGATCGGTCCCGACTTGATGTAGCCGTCTTCCATCTTGGTCGTCGGATTGTCGGTACAGGCTCGCCTGATCCAATCGTCTCCTACGACACTGTTCATCATAAGGGTGTTACCCGGTGTGAATGATGCTCCAGACATGTTATTATGTTCCTGTGCTATGGTTGATCTGGTCTATATTCGATACGCGCTGCTACACCTACTTAAGCTTGCTAGCCAATGTCTCGCTGATGTCATGAAGAAAAGTGCTCACCTCGCTAGCTGAATTTAGTATGATGCCGTCTAGCTGAATTCCATCAGTCTCGTATGGTATACCAAACTTAACATACGCCTTTCTGTCTTTACCTATAAAGAGACTGAACACTAACTGCCCTTCCATTTCGACTTCAACAGATTTTATATCTCTCATTGTTTGTACTCCAACAGGTTAGCTAGGTTTATTTCCGGTCGTCTGTCCTCCCTGTCCACCAATACCAAGTTACCTGACGTGTCCTTGACCGTCAAGGGAGCCATTGCCTTGTTGGCTTCCTCGACATCTTTCTTTGCCTTTGACTTACCAACGCGTTCGTAGATTGCTTCTTTCACTAGCCGCTTGGCTTCCGTAATGGTGGTCAAACGCGGCTTGAAGAATACATTAGGGGGTACACCTGCTATCTGACCCAGATGCGTAGCGATTGTGCGTTCGTCACCCGCCCACTTCGACTTGGCCTGTGCGTACACCAGTTTCTTGCCCGGTATCGAGGTTCCGCTACGTGCAAGTTTTATAGCCTGTGCATGGACGGCGTTGAACCACTCTTCGACCATTTCGCGCATCGTCAGTATGTCGGCAATGCGTTCCACACTTAGGTCTGCCGCCGCTGGTAGCCCCGTCTTTTTAAGGCTGTCAGGGTCATTGTAGGTTGGTAAGATAGCCTGCATACGGTAGCGTTCTGCTTCTGGGCAGGCAGAGATCGCGGGACACCACCGGCAATGCCGCCCCGGTACTATCTCAGGAACTTGTTCCTTGGACTTGATGATGGCAAAGTTGACCTCGCCAATAAACCTGTCAAGCCTGTCGTCATCGCATGACCATTCGCGCATGGCCCCATCACGGTGGAAGCTTCGTGGCTGGAGTATCATCATGCGGTATATGGTCTTGCCCGACATGCACATACCCTTACGCCGTAGCTCCTGCCGCGCGCCGACAGCGTAGAACATAAGCTGGCTGTTCTCCTGCACGCTAACTGACACACCACTACCGTGCTTGTAGTCAGCCACGACCATCATGTCCAGATCGGGGATGTACACGATCACGTCAGCCGTTCCGCCGCAGTCGTCTTGATCTTTTGTCGGGAATATAAATTCCGTCTCTAAAGCAATAAATGTATCCGGTGCAGAGTATGCGTCCACCAGTTCTTGGATGTGGTCTAACGCCGCTTGGACACTTTCCAAACGTGTTTCCTCTGTGTCGTGACGGTGTTCCCAATTGAAGTGGCCCATTACTTTGGCTTCATACGCGGACTTGTACTGTCCTGCCAACGCGTATTCTAGGAGTTCGTGGGCTTCCTCGCCATCCAAAGCATACGTTGACGCCAAGCCCGCAGGCATCCCGGCCGCACGCTGTATACTCCCATAGCACTTCATCCATCGGGATGACGAGGAAGCACTATAGAGCGCGTGCGTGCGGCCGGAATGGTCTTGCATAGCTAGGCGCTCACAAAGCTTGGCATCGTGGGCTTCACACCAAACGACTGCAATACAATCCCGGCCATGTCACAGTAGTACATCTTTTCGCTAGCTGGGAGTGCAGCCCACTTATAACCTCTGTACATGATCGGGTGCCGGTGCTGCGGATCGGTATCCGAAGCACTTGATTGCCGGAAGTCAAACAAGTCTTCCGCCGCTTTCATCACGTCAGCGGTGGTTGCTACCACGGTGGGGATTGCCAATGCCATATCTCCTACCTTTCAGCCGGGTGACCACGCCGTATTGGCGAACGCCTGTTCCAGCCAGATTAACTGCTCTTCGCTGGCGTCCTGCGCGCGTTGCAGTTGGACCTGTGCCAACACCTTACGCACGCCGTCTACCTTGTGGCCTGCCTTCGCGTACGCGTCCATCAGGCGGATCACGTTGTCGAGACGGGGATTGACGGACGCAGGGGGCGCGGTGGGAGCCGGTGGCGGCGGGGGAGTGCTGGGAGCCGGGGGCATCCCGCTGGGAGCGGCCGGGAGTGCCGTGGGGCGACCGGGCGGCGGGGCTGGGGCCGGGGCCTGTCCAGCTTGGCCGTTGCTCCCGGTCATGAGCGCCATGATCTGGTGCGCTACGTTGGGGTCATCTGTGCCAAAGTTGAAGCGTGGCATACTTGTTTGTCCTTTACGTTGTTGTACGTTACATAAGCTGGGTAACAGAGTTCGCGAGCCGTGTCAAACGGGATGTGAAGGCATTGGCGAACCTTCGATATCAGCTATAGCACGCGTTTTCTGGATAATCAGGTTGTTGACTTTTTCGTCAAAGGTATTGGCTAATGTGACAAATCTGACAAAACAGGGGCGCATTTGTCCAATACGGTGTATGCGCTTGACAGCTTGTGCATTCCCGGCAGGAGTCCAATCAGACTCCAGCATGTCAAGCCTGCAACTAGCGAAAAGATCACTACCAAGACCCGCAGACTTGATGTTTCCGAGAAATACCGTGCATGTAGGATCATCTTGAAATTCTCGTATTGCCCTGTCAGCTTGTCGGTCGCTGACTGTCCCGTTGACCAATACACAACGCACGTTACGCTTACGCAAGAAGTTAAATATGAAGTTCAATGCGTCCACGTGTATGCCCATGACCACGTGTTTCTCCATGCCGGTGATCCGCAGATCGTCCAGTAGCATGTGAGCGTACGGTGCCGCCTTGGCCTCGCCCAATAGACGCCTTAGCGTCATGATGTGCTGCGTTTCGAGGAAGGACAGACCACCGGATTGCACGGCGTGGACAATAGCCCGGTTCAGTTCAGGGTATTGCCGCAACAGTTCTATGATTGGCTTCGTGTCGCCGTCTACGATGATGGGGTCCAGCCGTATAGCTGGGAGTTGAAACCCTACGTCAGCCAGTGTACGCTGTACCCTATGCGTGTTGATCAGCGAGGTCAACTCAGCGGCCATATGCTCCTTGACTGTCTGGCGTGAGCCATACATGGACGCGTCGGAGTAGAAATACCGCTTTATGAACGCCCCCTGCGGCAGGGTGGTCGCCCCGCATAAACGGAGGAACGTATAGATATCCATGGGGTCATTGGCCATGGGCGTACCCGACACGTGCCAGACGTGCGCGGCCCAGTTGATCAATCCCTTCGATCCGTCGAAGGCAGGCCCCAAGATCGCCTGTGTTCGTTGGGCATCGGAGTTCTTCACGTAGTGGGCTTCATCCAAAGCCACGAAGTCTATGGGTTCTCCACTCATGTAGATCGAGTTGGCCCACTTCGTCGCTTGTTCGTAACTCGTTACGAGAATGTGATACCTACCCCGTTGCCACGCGATAAAGTCGTGAAGACTTCTTCCCTCTGTGATCTTGTACCCACGCGTTGCCCATCGGTGAAACTGCGCGACCGTGTTACGCCTTAGCTTGGCTGGCACCACCATGATGCCGCGCTGTGCTTTGATCTTGTCAGCCGCCCTTATGACTTGTGCCGTCTTGCCAAGTCCCATAGCATCATGCAGACCAGCACGGTCACGTCCAGCCAGAAAATCCACTCCCTCATCTTGGTAGGGGTATATGGCTTGGAAGACGCTAGGTACGATCTGTGGCATTGATGTTCCCTACAAGAAACGTCTCGCCATAGTAGCCCAGCATGGCCGCTTCCGCCCTATCAACAAGCCTACCGCCCTTTGGCCCACGGAACTTGTCCCGGTGGTCTGGAAACATTTCGTCGGCCCGCCTCATGATCTCTTCCCCGGTCTGGTCTTTTGCCTTGCCGGGAACCCGTAGTAGCCGCTTCCATGTCGCCGGGGGTATTTCTTCGATGGGCAAACGTGCTGATATGCAAGCCATACGCACAAGGCCCACGCACATGCCCATAACAAACATACCCCTGTCACCCGGTCGCTCCCATATCTGTTCGATCACCACCCGGTCAGCCCCACGCAGCTTCGCCATTTCAAAGTAGTTCAGGAGCGCCACGTCATCAATGCGTTGACGCTTTGTCTTGCCTACCGTGACTTTATAACCGGGCATGTCCTCGATGTGGAGGATGCTCCTACCGTGATCGTAGTAGGCCATCGCACCACCCAGCCCACAGTCAACCCCTACGCTTGTCACGTCGTTGCTCTAGCATCATCCCCTTCCACGCCAGCCACGCCATCACGACTTCGGGCATGGCAAGAGCCTCTTGGAATTCCTCCCATGTTGGCTTGCGTATCTGGCTAGCCCCAAACCAGAGCGCAAACTTCCCGCACTTGATACACAGGAACACGTCACCCGGTTCCGGCTTTTCACTACCTGTTACGCTGAGTGCCATGTCATGCTCAACCCGGCACCACGGGCAGATAATGGGTTTCCTAAGTTGAATATCCGTTATCTCTACTCGATCCATTGTATACACCCCTTGGTGCTACATGATCCACGCGTTGTATGCTTCTTCAAACTCATGATGCCCCATGTCACCACGCCGTTCTGGCACTTCTCGCACCGGAACTGGCCCTGCAACTCGCCGGTCTGCGTTGACTGATCCCGTGCCTTCAGCATGGCTTTGATAGCCGACTGAAAATCAAGTTCGTGTTTTGCTGCCATTGATGATTAGCCCCCTGTCTTCTTCACATACCTGTACTATAACATAGTATGGTTCTTCCGGTACGTCGCGGCCACAGCGTGACCCTATCAGCTTCAGGCTCTTGACCCCACTTATCCTGATAACGCGTTCCATGGCCTCGAAGATCACGTCTTGGATATGATCTGGCCAGTCTTTCAGCTCTCCTTCAAGGTAGCCTGTTACGTCGGCGCGTAACTCGAAAACGCGTAAGCCTTTTACCCTGACCTTAAACTCGGCTTCATGTATCTCTAGATCAGAGCCGTCTTTTCCGGTCGCCATGCAATCCCCACTGTCTTCACATCCAACGCCTTGTCCATCGTCTTGGGTGGTCCAAAGTACCCAAACAGTTTGTTGTACGTAGTAACCGACCAGCCACCGGGTATTACAGCCCACAGGGTAGTTTTAGGCAGCGTAGTAGTGCACACGCCCGCTTCTGTCTCGTTACGCACAACCCGGATACCCTTTGTCGGGTCTGGTCCATTGACCTGTATCGCTACGCCATACTGCCGCGCAACGAACTGCGCCATTGCTAAGTTGGGCGCTAGGATTACCACCGGGACATCGTTGTCACGCGTTAGGTACGTGGTGGGATCGTCCATCAGGACAGTCATGGCGTTGGCTCCACTGTGAGGAAGTTGATGATGGCGGGGCTGTACGCAATCATATGGTCACCCTTTGTGATGATGACCCATCCTGTTGTTATATCCACGTTCTCAACTTGTGTCATAGTCACTGATGTAAGTGGGCTAACAAGGTCAATAACTATCTTCTTAGCGCCGCTACCCGGCACGGTATCACCGGGGTAGGCAATGCCTTTTGGGCTTACAATTATTTTGTCTCTAGATGGTCTACCCCACGAATAAGCCCAACGCTTATCAAGGCTTTCATCCAAGAGATAAACCCAGCCCGCTTCAAAACCCACAAAGTCAGCGGTTGTTACAATGATGTCTAGTGCTGCATTCAAATCTCTAATTCTAACGTCTTTGACATCCCCGGTCATGTCATTCACCCCTCATCTTACCCATGCGTGCTATGTGCTCACGCTGGTCAACTCTTGCCTTACGGTCAAGCTCGTCCTTGACTGCCATGCAGCCAGCAAGTTGGGCGTTAACAAAATTCAACAGTTTCTGCCAGAACGGGTCTGTCACAAAACTCGACATGACAGCCCGTGGTCCGTAGCGGTCAAGTACATCATCGAAGGGTACGTCCAACGCGTCAGCCAGTTCACGCGGAGACATGTTCAGCGCAAGCTGGATACGCGTTATGAAGTCGTCATCTGACCGTTTTGCGGGTTCCGTATGTCGTGCCACGCGTTCCCGGCCCACGCCAGCCTTCTTTTTTATGCGCCCTAAATCGGTCATAGTCCACCTTGGGTCTGTCGTTGGCTACGGCCTCGCATGGAGGTGGGTCATCGCCAGTTTGCCACTGACGATGACAGATCGTACATCGGATCATATCACCAATTTGTCGCGTATGCGGGTGGTCTTCCATGGGTAGCTCCTACAAGGGAGTAATTGCGTCCGCAGCTTGTTGTAACTCCGTAATGTGCTTATGCAACATGTCAGCTACTGCCCTACGCCGGTCTTCGCCCGGTACGCACCACGTCTTACCCTTCATGATGTTTGCCAGCGTAGGACGCGACAAGCCCAGCATTTCCGCCAAGAGTTCGTCCTTCAAGCCCGTGTGTTCCTTGATCTGGCGCAGCACGTCCACGGGGATCGCACCGGGGGGAGCGGTGCCGGTGTTCTTGGCGCGTCTGGTCTTTGCCCCTGTGTTCGTAGGCGGGAGTGCGCCTGTTTTGACCGTAGGCGCGTTTGGCGGGGGAGGAGGTGGGGGAGGAGGGGGAGAACCACTCGCGCGCTGTGGCGGGGGCGGCGGCGGCGGCGGCACCGGTCCCATGTCGAATGGCGGCGCAGCAACGCGTTTGAGGTTTGTGGGGAGTTCCGGTCCCGTGTCGAAGGGCGGGTCTTCGTCTGTGGCTGACCCGTTAGCCACGCCTTCAAGGTCTTTGTAGTCCTTGCCCTCGTCTAGGCTTTCACCCGTCTCGATGGCGCTCTGCCACCACGCCAACGCGTTTGCTGTTTGGCTACGCGCCTGACGCAGTATCTTGGCATCGTCTAGGGTTATACCCAGTCTTTGCGCTGCCCCTACCGCCAGCCCGTCATCATCGTCGCTGACCATATCCAGGTCGTCAGCCAAGTTCTTGGGATCGGGAAACGACAGCATGATCCTGTTCAACACGCCTGCTACTGCCATAGGGTTATACTCCTGTTCGGGAACGGTTCCGTATTGATAGGCGTCCATGTGGTCGTCCAGCGTGATCTCACCACCGTACTTCATCAAGTCTTCGGCGACGATGCCCACGCCTGCTAAAATCTGGTTCTCACTACGTTGCCAAGTCAGTTGCTTCCATACTTCCTTGGCGAAGCTTCTGGCTAGCTTCTCGTCCTCGCCCGGTAACCATATGCGTGCGTCAGTCGAGACAAATGCCAGCCAGCTTGCAGATAACACGTTGGTGAAAGGCTCGAAAAGTTCTAGTAAGCCGTCATCGTGGGCTTCGTCCCAATCAATGGACATAGCTTGGTCCAGACTTTGCGGATTACGCTCGCCATTGGTCTTTACGAAGTCCTGATACCAGTACTGTATGTCGGGGAGTATCAACGCTGTCGCTTCATCCAGTAGCACACGCTTGGCTATCTGGACTAGCAGGCTAGCCGCGCCTTGCGCCGACTTGAGCCTTACACGCTTCCACGTGTCATCTTCCAGCAACAGCGGCAGGATGTGGTTGCGACCACCGGTTAAGAGCGCAAGCGATAATGTCATTTCGTTACGTGCGCCGTTTCCAGAGCCATTGACGTATCCACATACACGGTATCACATACCTGTATGCGTAGCGCCAACACGCCATCCACGTTGATCCACACCAGACCACCCGCACCTGTAACGAGTTGGATACTTGCGGCCTTGCGTAACTCGGTCACCGGCCCACCCACGTCATTTTGAGTGCGCTCAACTACCTCTGCCATCGTCTCGGCTATGATACCCACGTGTTCCCTCCGTGTTTAGAAAATGGGCGACGGGGTGGTTGCTGGGAAGTAACCACCCCGTCTTCAAACTGGCCTTTGCTCTCGACACCTAGGGGAAGGTAGTAGTGCTAGACACCAGTTTGATACGCTTGAACACTTACGCTTGCAGGCTACACGTACGCTACGCAGCTTTCCGCTGGGGGCCTGCCTTGGCGGCTCCCGGCTCGATACGGTAAACGACCAGACCCCAATCGCCGGTTCCTTCCGGTGCTTCGGGATCACGCACCTTGCGGAACGTATAGTCGTGTGTCGCGCCTTGGGTCTTGCGGATACGCCGCGACACCTGAGTGAACTTGTTGACCAGTTTCGATGCTTCGTCCTTGGCCGCAGCTTCGCGCTCTGCCGGGTCCGTGATCGTGGGCGGGACTTCCGCCGCGACGAAGAACCATGCATACTGCACGGGCGCGCCTTTGCCCTTGCCGGGTGCCGGTGCGGGCATGTCCACCATGATCTGGCGGTAGATGCTCTCGGAACCGGTTCGGCCCTTGCCACGTCCCTTGTCGGGGATAGCCGTGGTGTACTTGATCTGAGGAACCTTGATACCCTGTGCTTCAGTCACTTTAGTAATCTCCATGTGTTCGTAGTAGATTGTTTCGACCTGTATAAGCTAGTACCTACGAACACCCCTGTCAACCACCATGTACGCGATTTTCAGATTTAATTTCTATAGCTTGGTAACACGTTTCGCGCTTGGGGTCAAATCGGCTGACATATCTGTAAAACGCGTTCACAGCTTGAGCAAAAGCGAAGCCCCGCGCGGCTTTGAGCGGCGCGGGGCTTGTGGAAAACGGGTTCCTAGAACGCGGCCATGCCCACGCCTTTGAAGGGCTGTGCGCCTTCGATCTCCGCTTTCAGCGCTTCGTCAATCCGGTCCACTGCCATCAGGACAGCGATCTGTTTTGTGGCCAGCGAAGAAAGCGCCATGGCTTTCTCACTTAGCCGCAGACTACGCTTTTTCTTGGTTGACGCGTAGCTCTTATTGATGCTCTCGACTAGCGACATAAGCGCCATGCGCTGTTCGTTCAGGTTCAGCTTGATTTCGTATTCGTGCGTGGTCATTTGATCGGTTCTCCCATTGCCACCAGTGCTTCGTTGTTTGCCCAAACACATTCACAGTCAACGCGTAGAACACGAACGCGTTTTGCCTTGACGCGCTTTGCCTCGGCTATGGCGTCAGCCGAATAAGCATAGACAGGCTCGATTTCACGCCACCATATGTCACGTTGGCGCGGGTCACTTATGCCAATCTCAATCTGGTAATACTTGCCGCCGCTGCCAATCATGAGTTCACCTTATGTTCGCGAACCGATGAGCAAACCCATGTGCCCATGTGTTCGTAAAGGATCATGTCATACCCTACGCCTGTTGTCAACAACCATGTTTCAAGAAACCATACGTCAAGCCCATCTAATTCACGTGCGGACGTTACTGCGAAATGTTCCTTCAACGCGTCACGTAGTTGTGCGTGGTCAAGAGGTTGTGCCTTTGTACGCTTGGGTGCCTGAAATGCCAACGTGTTGACAGCGCGCAGTCTACGCTCTGCCAACCAGTCAGGCACAGGCCCAAACTTGTCGTAAAGCCTGTTCTTCTCTGCTTCGTACTCAGACGGCAGGGGAAATGGAAACTTGTTCGTCACTTGTTGTTCCCATTCGTCAGGCGTCAGCCACTGGCCCTTGTCGTGGTCCCACGTCGCCATGATCGTCCACCTTGGTAAGTCTGACCTCAACCAGCACGCCATTCTGGCAACATATCAATAACCAGTCAGCCACGTATGACGCGGCATCTTCTGGCGTGTCGGCGCGCTTCGCCGACATACGCCATAGGCTTTCGTTGGGAAAGCGCATTTCAAATGTCCATGCCATCCTCGATCTCCACCACCCGCACTAACGAAGGATCGTTGCCATAGCACATGCGCGCCATGTCCTCGGCTTCCCTACGCGTTACGTACGTGTAGGGTTCATTTTGCCGCCCGTTAGGGTGTACATACTCCCAACGTTCATTTATCCTGCCCACGTCCAAATGAACTTGAAACCGGTATTTCATTTGCGTTTCCTTTCCTCGCCTTCCAGAAACAGGGTTTCGCCCGTATTCCGGTACGCGTCAAAGATATCCCGCGCGTGACCAACGAATTTCTCCCATAATTCTCGGTCACGCTCGTAGGCTTTATTGCCTACCGTCTGGTAGTCGCGCCCATGCGGTGCCGCGCGTCCAAGGGCCTGTATCAAAGCCTCTGCCGCACCCGACACGTCGAAAGCCTGTTGGATCAGGCTTTCACGTGATGTGCCGTTCAGGTTGACGATTGGTCTAACGTAATCCATTGCCTTAGTGTAGGTCATCTTGCCCTCACAACTTGTTCGCCGTTTCATTCTGCCCATGTGTTCGTAAGTGATCGTCTACCCTCATACCCTACACCCTACGCGAAGCACCTGTCAAGTCCTCGGTTACAGATTTTTGAAACTGCCCACGCAACCCGCGGTCTACGCAACCGGGGATTACACAACCTGTCCATCACGTGAACTACTGACATCTTACATACAAGCCGTATCGTCATAACTTGTTCGCTCCGCATATCTGACGGACTTGTTCGCCACGCGTACGCTGGCAACGCGTTTGTAATTTGAGCCGAGCCGAGCCGAGCCGAGCCGATACACGACCAATCTAGTCGGTTAAGAAACCCGGCATTAATCGGCGGACCACGGGGAAAGCGCGGCGGACCACGGGGAAAGCGC